AGCTATAAAAAAAGCAGCGATGCGAAAAGCCAAAGAAGAGAATAGATCGTTGTCCGGATATATCAAGCATATACTTGTACAATCACTGAATACATCAAAAACTAATCAATAAATAACCGGGGAGGGTTTCTATGAATACGCTTGAATTTATTAAAAGGGTGCAGGGTGAGTCACGCACATGGTTCGAATCCCGTACTGAGGATGGGTCTTTTACTTTAAAAAAATCAGGCTACTATATAGGGATACCCGATTGGATCGAAAGTGAACAGGAAAAGGACCGGGGAATATTTTTCACCCCGGACGTATTAAATGGAAAAGAACGCAATTCGGACAACGCAATATCATTTAATTCATGCTTTATTGATTTAGACAACGCGCCCATTCCTGGAAAGTTTATTCTTGAACCCTCCGTTATCATATCCCGTCAAGACAAACGCGGGCATCATTTATACTGGTTACTGTCCGCGCCTTCTGCGGACAAAAAACGATGGAAGGACACGCAAAAAAAGATTGTATATACCTATCCGGGAAGCGACCTGTCTATAGTATCCGCAGGGCACTTAATGCGGTTACCCGGAACCTGGAATAAAAAGAAAGAGAAATATGATCAAACATTCGAAATAAAAGTATATAACCCACACATTACCTACACACTCGAGGAACTTTTCGAAGCCCATAAAGATGAAAATGAGATAAAGGCCAAACATAGAAAGGAGGCGGTCAAGAAATACTTAAATGAATGGCCGTATAAAAATGGGGATCAGCGCGAACCGGTTATTTTTAATTACGGCCTCTTCCTGACACGAAAAAAATCATTTAATACCCTGACCGTTATCGAACATGAACTGGAAAAAATAAATACTTCATATATACACGAGGTGCCGAGGGCCGTTATAGAACAAAAAGCGTTAAGTATATTCGCACAGGTGGCCCGTATAGAGGCAGCTGAAGTAGAAGAAAATGAACATATAAAAAATGATATGAAATCCCATCTTGAAGACTGGTATTATGTATACGCACAAGATATTTTTATAAATAGTAAACGTCCCAAACAATACAGAACCCGTGAAGGGTTTAATCATAACTTTGCATCGATCGCGCAGAAAGGGTCCGCCTCAATGTTTGTCGCGGTTAATAATCTTATCAAATCAGTTGAAAGTCTGGCATACGAACCCGCAGAACCCCGCATTATAGATATTGACGAGCTACCGTACTTTAATACCTGGACACCCTCAAGTCTCATGCCGATAGATGCGCACCCTGATTGGTTTATTGCCCATCTTGAATATCTGATTCCCGTAAAAGAAGAACGCGAACACATGCTAAACTATATTGCATATATAATACAAACGAATAAAAAAGTTTTACATGCAATAGTCATGATTGGGCCTGAAGGGACAGGAAAAAGTTTTGTAGGCCGGACGTTGCGAAAAATAGTAGGGCCCCAAAATTATAAAGAGCCCCGCAATTCTTCATTACATGAAAATTATACCGGGTGGGCAAAGGACTGTCAAATCGTATGGATCAACGAATTAAAACAAGGAGACCGATATGAACTCGCCGAAAAATTAAAACCCTTCATTACCGAACCCACAATAGAGATTCGCGAGATGCACCGAATGCCATATGAAATTACCAATCACATGAATATAATTGCCGCGTCAAATCATGACATCCCCGTATTCTTAACCGAAGGGGAACGCCGATATTTTATCACCGAAACAACACACGAGAAAAAGCCGCCCGAATATTATATTGATCTACTTGAAAAAATAAATACTCGTGCAGGGGAGGTTATGAATTTTTTATTAAATCGCGATATATCAGATTTCAATCCGGGGCTTGCACCAATGATCACCGCAGCAAAAAATGCAATTATAGAATACAGTAAAAGCGACCTCGAAATACGTATTTATGATATGATAGAATTATGTAAACACCCCTTTGATATTGACGTAGTAAATTTAACTGAAATAACCGATTATATGCGGGCAGAATTAAGGGACAAATATATTACAATCAATAGGGTAGCGTTGATATTGCGTAAACTGGAACATATTCGAATAGACTTCCCTATTAAAATAGAAGGAAAAAAAATACGATTATGGATAATACGAGAATACGACAGGTGGAAAAAACGGATAGGTGATGAAACTTTTGAAAAAGAATATCTAGAAATGAAAAAATTACAAGAAGAGAAAGCACAAACATTTGGCCAGGGAAACCACTAAAAAATAAGAATAAAAAGACACTAATACCTTACAAACTGGAACACCACTTTTTAGAATGGGGGTTAAAATAAATAGAAAAGGCTAAAAATCGAGCGCCGCACATGCCTATAAAGTAAGAAAAAACATAAAAGGATTTTGTGTTTTTAAAAAAACGTCAAAAAATTAAAAATGAATACAAAAACATATGTATAGTGGTGTTCCAGAAAAAGGCGAAATCCGTCAAAAAGGGGGCTAAAAAGCCCTTATTTATATTCATATTAATATTATTATATATAATTATATATCACTGGAACACCGGAACACCGGAACACCACTTTATACTCAGGATAAGGCAAAAATAGGTACATAAACATTTTCCGACATTGTATAGAGGATATGTCGGAAAATGTTTATGGTGAAAAAAAAGGTTATACAAACTTAAAAGTGGTGTTCCGGTGTTCCGGTGTTCCAGAGGGATATTTGAGGGATATTTTTTCCTTGCTTTTTTTTACTTTGTTTCATATAATTTGTGTATGATCATATTAAAAAGCCGAATCAAGAAATTTATTGACAAGGTGCGGGCACGGGAACGAGCTTTAATCGGTACCGATTGGCAGCGTAAAATTGATACGGCGTTATATACTCAAAAAGAATTATTCGAGATTCTACTCCATGAAAAAAATCTGGAAATAGAAACATTGAACACAATCATCGATCAAAATAAAAAATTCATTGAGGACGCATATGCCAGGGAAGCGAACTCAAAAAAAATATTATTGCGGGCCCGCGAAATCGCCGCATGTATCGATTTTGAATTTAAAAGATATCTTGAAAACTCAGCGCGTGCCATGACTCAATTTGATAAAATAAGAAATGATACGGATATATTTACAAAAAAACTTTTAAGTGAAAAATTATGAATGAGACATTTAAAGATTATATAAAGAAGGTTGATCTGGTCGAGTGGAAAAAATTAAAGCCTTTTCAACCGGACGATTTTAAAAAGATTACAAAAGACCAATTGAATAAATTGAAAACCAGTTTATTAAGAAACGGATTAAAAAGTCCGTTTCTTGTCTGGCAAGATGGGAAGACTTTATGGTGTCTTGATGGACATACGAGAATACCTGTACTGAAATTACTTGAGGACGAGGGAGTTGATGTTCCTGAGAAATTGTCGGCGGTGTTTGTAGATTGCAAGACAAAGCAGGACGCCAAGAAAGCAATTTTGATTTATAATTCTCACTATGCAAGTATCCAGCAAGAGCCGCTATTTGATTTTATTCAGGACTTGAATTTTGATGAAGTGCGGTGCGAAATTGACATTCCGAATGTATACCTCGATGCACATTTCGAATTTAAAAATACTGAAAAGGAAATATCGGGTGATCTTGATACTAATGTTGAATGCCCGAAATGCGGGTACAAATGGTAAGCGAGTATACAGTAATTTCTACTTTTGCGGGATGCGGGGGAAGCTCTCTAGGTTATAAATGGGCAGGGTATAAGGAAGTGCTTGCGGTTGAATGGGATTCTAATGCAGTAGAAACGTTTAAGTTGAATTTTCCTGAAGTTCCCATATATCATGATGATATTAGAAATTTGTCTGGAAAAATTTGTTTAGAACTATCTAGTATGAATAAGGGGGAATTAGATATTTTTGATGGGTCTCCGCCGTGTCAAGGGTTTTCTCTTTCTAGAGGGAAAAGAAATGTATGTGACCCGCGAAATGATTTATTTCTTGAGTATGTTCGATTGATAAAAGAGTTGGGCCCAAAAATTTTTATTATGGAAAATGTTTCAGGAATGATAAAAGGTAAAATGAAGGGAAAGTATCTTGAGATATGGGAAAATTTAATGCAATTAAATTATAATGTAAAATCAAAACTTATGAATGCAATGTGGTATGACGTTCCCCAATCAAGAGAACGTATGTTTTTTATTGGCGTTCGAAAAGATTTAAATATCGTGCCATCATTTCCGCGACCTCTTGAGAAAGTGATTACTGTAAAAGAAGCCTTATTAAACGTTGAAGTAGGATTGGTACCAGAGTTTAATGATAAGTATTCTCTCTATTATGATAAAATTAAATATTCTAAGTCGGCCCAAAGTATTATAGGAAAAGGTTTTAATAATTGTAAAAAAGTTCATCCAGAAAAGCCGAGTCCTACACTTTTAAAATTTCAGACAGGGAGGGGGTTCGCAACAACCGTTCATTATTCCGAGAAACGAGCATTATCAATAAATGAGGCTAAAAGGTTGTCAAGTTTTCCGGATGATTTTAAGTTTATTGGGGGGTATTCCGAGCAATGGGCGCGAATAGGTAATTCAGTTATGCCTAAAATGATGTATCATATTGCTAAACATGTAAAAGAAAATATATTGGATTGTTATTATGCAACAGGTGGGAAGCCTGTAAAATTATAAAAATCGGGTATTTCGCGATGGCTGGACAAGGCATAGGTAAACGAGGTTATACAAAGCAAGAGGTCCTTAAAGCAATTAAGGGGACGTCTGGTATCATCACGAATATTGCAGCCACTTTAAAATGTGATTGGAATACTGCGGACAAGTATATTAAAATGTGGCCTGAGACTTTGCAAGCATATAGGGATGAAAAAGAAAAAATAGGGGATTTATGCGAGTCTAAATTATACCGGGCTATTCAAGCGGATAATATTGATGCGGCGAAATGGTATCTTTCTAAAAAACATAAAGAGCGTGGATACGGTGATAAAATAGAACTGACCGGGAAGATTGAACACTCAATTGAAACCGAGGAGCTTTTAAAATTTGCAGACCAATTCAAGAAATCTATCGATGAAAAAGGATAGATTTTTAAAATTATTAGCCGTTCTCGCGGCTACATGGTGAGGGCGACAACAATGCCAGCTACTCACCAAACACTAAAATGTGACGAGAGAAAAAGAAACCTAACGACTGACGATTTAAAGTTGTACATGCAATATCCCCATGTGCTCGGGCACGTCCTTGGCTATCCTGATTTAATCCCTCTACATTCTGAATGGATTGTCAATGCCTGGCTGAATAATAAATCATTTGCCATGCAGGCACATCGTAACTCATACAAAACTACCGCTATCATCGTGGTGGGCTGCGTATGGTATCTTTTGTTTTACGACCCTAATGCAACCATTTTAATTATTCGTAAGGCGGAGCAGGATGCACAGAAAATCGTGCAGACAATCCAATCTCATTTCTTAAACCCGGTCATTCAATTTTTGGGAAAACTTTTATATAAATGCGATACCCTACAATCAGAGCAGTGGTCAAGATCAAGTTTGAGACTATCAATTAAGACCACGCCGAGCCCTGAAGGTAATGTTGAGGCCAAGGGCACGTCATCGGCGGTGGTAGGGTCTCACTATGACTTTATATTCCCTGATGACATTATTACCATACGGGACAGGGTATCAAAAGCTGAACGTGACTGGACAAAACTTTTTGTCAATGAGCTTTCAAACATCAAGAAAGAGGGCGGGAAAATTTTCTTTTCCGGTACCCCTTGGCATCCTGATGACGCGTGGAAAAATATCCCTGAGCCGAAAAAATATCCTATCGGGTCGGTCGATATCCCAGGATTTACGCAAGATGTTATTCAAAATAAAATAAAGGAATTAAAGCAAAGTAATTCCGTGTCCCTTTTTTCGGCGAACTATGAGCTCTCCCATATTGCTGACATCGACCGGCTTTTTGGCGAACCTGATTACGCGCCATGGCCTGAAAGCTCATCGCAGATTATTGCATATCTGGACCCGGCGTATTCAGGGGACAATCACACGGCATTGGCTATGGGAGCCCGTCTGGATGCTTCTATTGTCGTATGCGGGTGGGTGTGGCGGCAAGACGTGACAGAGTTATATGATGTAATAGTCAATATTTTAAATGATTACAAGTGCGGGACATTGTACGTGGAAACAAATGCCGATAAAGGATTGTCCGTTCGGGATTTTCAAAAGAAATATCCGTCAGTCATTGGTAGAAATGAGTCTCAAAATAAACACATAAAAATAGTTTCATTTGTAAAAAATAACTGGACAAAAATAAAATTTTCTGACACTATCAATAATGATTTTTTAATGCAAGTTATGGAGTACCAAGAAGGACAAGAACCTGACGACGGGGTCGACGCCCTTTCTGGACTTTGCCGGGAAATGGGATTGTCTGGGTCCACCGAATTAAGAATGAGGTATATATAAAATGACGGTCGAATCGCTCGTAAAGATTGAAAACGAAATAAAAAATAAATATGATTTCAATACCCTCCGAAATAAAATACGACTGATTAAACTTGAGGAAAGGGCAGAGGTGCTGGCGACATGGACAATAATGGAAATGGAAACTTTGAGCGATTGCTTATGATACAAGAAAAAACGATCATGTCATGCGAGAAAATGGTGCATGGCATGGATATGTTAACTGTCGAAATGAAAGATCAAAGGGCTACCCTGAACGCCCGTCCGTGCGTGCTCGATACCGAAGAAATGACTCTTGTAAAAAATGACCTGGTCGACCTTAAAGATTTATTACAAAATAAAATTGATATAGTTGATGGAATACAACGATGGTTGAAACTCTGGACAGTTATCCTGACCTTGATCATTACCGGAGTTGGCCTGGCGTCGTTGTTTATTCGATTAAATAATTAGGAGACATAATCATGGCATTTACTGAAAGTTTTTTTGGCCCGCATAACTGGCAGCACTTCAATTTTTACAAGACCGCTCCTGGAAGCGTATTATCATTTATAACCGAATCAATAAATATCTCCGCACCATGGAAGCTTCAAGAGCTTAGACTTCATTTTTCTACGGCCATGGGTTCGGTAAAATATCTTAATATCCGTGTGAGCTCGGTTGGCGGGTCTGCGCTGAATACAATCCTGCTCAGCCAGGACCTTAATGGCGTGCAGGACTTATACCTTCATTACAGCGATCCCATGTTATTTTTCAGCGATGATCAATTGGTTATTACGACCAGCGTCATTTCCGTGGCGAACTGGTATGGGCTGCAAGTGATCGGATGGGCTGTTATAGACTAGGAGATATGAAATGTATCTTGTGATAAATGGAATTGACCCGATACAAAAAATATTATCAGTAGTTGAAGCATCTTCAACAACCATCACATCCATATCTACCTCGACGTCAAGCGCGGATACTGTGGGGTCACATTCATACACTAACGTTGGTGGTGAGCAGACGGTGTATGAGTCCACGGTTGCAACTCGAAGGTTAATCCATGGTGTATGGATTGATTTGGTGAATATGATAAAAGACGGCGTCATAAAACTATATTATAAAATAGACGGTACGAACTATCGCGAAATAAAATCATATACATTTACTGTGGCGACTGATTCCGACGGTGTATATATCGCACTAAGCCTAGGTGTAACAAATTCATGGAAGGTTACTTATACCGAGGGCGCGGATGAGGGTGCTGACCGTGCTATACCATATTCAGTAATTTATGAGGTGAGGGAATAATGCCGGTACTGATTGAACAACCACCCACACCCACGGGGTTAAAATATCTTGGTACATGGAACGCGAGCTCGAATACCCCTGTTCTTGCGACTGGCGGTTCAGGTGGAAACATAAACGAGTTTTACGTGTGTAGTGTTGCAGATGCGTCATTCGCGGCGATCGATGGGATAACGTCGGCTATCGTCGGTGACTGGATGCTGAATAACGGATCTGTGTGGCAGAAGGTGCCCTACACTGCACCGGCATCGCCTGACCCGCTTGCTAATACCTATCGCGTGTCATCCACAGGTGGATCGTTTACAACTATACAGGCAGCCATTACTGCGATCAATTCCCTTGCTCATACTAATGGTGTGCGATTGGTTGTTGACGGCGGGATATATACCATAGATGATACAATTATTATAAATTCAACCGTGAATTTAATGATCGAAGGAAGCGGGTATACTAGCACAATATTTAAAGCCGCAACCGGGCTTGAAAATAAACCAATGTTTGATATTCGATCTGCATGTAATTTTCTTCGCGTGGGGTTTGATGGGACGCTTGCGGGATGGGCGGCAACCACTGGCAGTTTTTTATATTATAATACCACCGCACTTTTTAGCAGATTAAATGAGCTTGCTTTTGATACCGCACAAACAGGTATAAAAATAACAAAGGGAGTCGAAATTATTCTTACAAACTTTATTTTTGATACGTGTACTACTGGTATATCAGTCAACACCACCGAGACACCAAAGTTGGATGTCGAGATAGGTGATTTTGTAGATTGCGCCAAGGGTATACATCTTATTAAGGCGGTGACAGGTGAGTTTATATTTATGGCACTTGTTTTTAAAAATCCTGCCCTTGGCGTTGGCATTACCTATGTGGGAGCGGATGTCACGTATACTTTATTTGATATTATGAACTGTATTCATAATTTCGTGGGTACGTTTTTATCCGGGTTTGATTTTACTATTGCGCGGGACGCTGATATTTATTTAAAATCAAATATCGGTGAAGAGGATAAAAAAGCACACGCAAAAATAAATCTAACCGGGGCGAGCGCAACCCAAAATTTGACGAGCAATACCCCTACTAAGATCACATATACAAATACTGATTCATACGCTTGTAAATTTACAATCGCTAACAATAAAATGACATACCTACCTACTAATTCATCCGATGTAAATATGTGGGTATCTATAGCGTGCCAGACGACGACTAAAAATTCAACATTTACATTTGGGATTGTAAAAAATAATGTCACTACAACTTATTATGGTACTCAAAGTGTTACTTTTGATACTGATAATAAAACTCAAAACATGGCGACGAATATATATTTAGACGACGTGGCAAAAAATGATTATTTTGAGATTTTTTGCACCGCCGTTGGTGCAAATGAAACGATACGAATTGTTGACGTAAACTGGTTAGCAATAGCAGTATAGGATTATACAAATGTTTATATTTTCAAAACTATTTAAAAGACAAAAAGCCATTGGGACATCGGCGTTGATACTGCAAGGCCGCACCACTACGTCATGGCCAGAGCGCAATTATGAGAATTATGTCAAGGAATCATATCTTAAAAATATAATATCATTTCGATGTGTAGACATTATCGCCAAGTCTTGCGCATCTGTTCCATGGGTTGCGTATTTTGAAAATACATTGGGCGAGCGTCAAGAGGTTGCGGACGACGTGATTACACGTCTGTTAAAACGTCCAAACCCAGGGCAATCTTGGCTATCGTTGGTATACTCAATTATTTCTTATTTGCCAATATCAGGTAATTCTTTCATCCTGGGCGTTGCAGCATTGTCAGGTAGTAATGTGGGCAGGGTCATGGAGCTTTATTCCCTGCGACCTGATACTATTACTATCCAGCGTAATCAGTCGGGCGACGTGGTAGAATATGAGCACCGCAGCGGGACAGACACAAAAGTATATCCAGTTGACCCGATTACCGGGCGTTGTCAGATTAAACATATCAAACTTTTTAATCCTCTCGATGCGACATGGGGAACGTCCGTCACCGAACCCGCAGCGCGTGACATTGACCTGTCGAACAGTCAAGCGGACTGGAATAAGGGGCTACTAGATAATCAAGCACGACCGGGGATGGTGCTATCAACCAAGGATAATTTATCCGATCAACAATTCGACCGATTGCGTAAACAATGTTACGAGGAACGCGAAGGGGCGATGAACGCAGGCAAGACCTTAATCCTTGAGGGCGCGACCATTGCCAATTCATATGGGTACAACCCCATAGAGATGGATTTTACTGAGGGCCAGCGCGAGACCGCACGCCGTATTTGTAGTGCGTACGGGGTGCCGCCTCAAATGATTGGTATCAAGGGTGATTCGACGTTCGCGAACTATGAGCAGGCCCGATTGTCTTTCTGGGAAGATACGGTCATTTTTTATCTTGAACTATTACAGCAAGAATTGAACCACTGGTTATTTAAAGATTCTGAAATATATCTTGAGTATGATCTCAATGAGGTTCCCGTTTTTATTGAAAAGAAAATTGCGCGTCTTGAGAAAATTGATAAGATGTCTTTTTATACCACCAACGAAAAACGCGAAGCCGCGAACCTTGAACCTGTCGAGGGTGGTGATTCTGTTTTGATATCGTCAACCCTTATACCTTTAAATTCCGATACTATGCTTGAAGATACGAGTGTTGAAAATGAAGAGGGTGAAAGTATAATTGATGCCATCGAGTTTGAATAAAAATTATGAACGATACGGTTAAGAATTATATTTTGCAGCCGTTCTCACGGCTGAAGGGTGAGGGTAGCGATTTACTGCTAAGCCACTCACCAGACCTCATGTCGATAGGCGAATAGGATGAGAGGAAGATGATTAACCTTGTAACAAATCAGGCCCGGCAACAAGAGCGTGCGGCGATCGACCGTCAAATGAAAATCATTGAACGCCAGACGGTGCGCAAGGTTGCCCTTGAATTACAACGTCAATACCTGGCGGCTGCGCGTCAAGTTGAGCATGGGGAACTTGAAATATTTCACCCGGTTAATGACGGCATTGAAAATTTGCGCTCCATCCTAATGGAATTATACAAGCGGGTCATTAGTGTGTTCGGGTCGCGGGTGTTTGAAGCCCTTGAAAAGTCGGCTATGGTATATAGCCACAAGGCTATTCAAGATGAGTTTCAAACGATTATTGACAGATGGATTGTTGTTCATGCGGCTGAAGAGGTCGTGCTAATAACCGCGACCACAAAAAAGATTTTAAAGGCAATTATAAAAAAAGGCCTCGATGACCATAAATCGTACCGGGATATAGCAAAGTCTATTAGCAAGCACGTGACTCCCTTGAATACTTCCAGCGTGATGAAACGTGCATGGCGCATCACCAGGACAGAGTGCCATACGGTTGCAATCAAGAGCATGAATGAAGCGATGGAGACGACCAGGTTAAAATATATGCGACAATGGGTGTCCGCGAAAGACGAGCGCACGCGCGGGAACGTGAAGCGTGGTAAGAAGAAAAAAAGTAAGTTTGATCACTTCCATAGATACCCTCGTGGCGCGGACATGGAGACGATCGAGAAAGATGGTATATATGTAGGGTCTGGCGAGCCCTTGAAATTTCCGGGTGATCCTGATGGAAGCGCGGGAAATATTATAAATTGTCGATGTGTTGAAGTGTTTGAGACTAGAAAAGCGGTGATACGGAGGACTGTATGATTAACGAGATTGAAAATGTAGTCGGGCCCAATATGAAAATGCTTGAAATACCATTTAAAATGTCAGCGATACATGAGGATGGAAAAATTGAGGGCTATGGGTCAACGTTCGGAGGGGCGCCGGATAGTTATGGTGACATAGTAGTTGCAGGGGCGTTCCTTGATACTATCAATCGCGGCGGTCGCAACGGCTCAGGGGTCATCCCCATGCTATGGCAGCATGATGCCAAAGAACCGATCGGGTATTGGGACATGGTTACTGAAAATAATAAAGGATTAAAACTATCCGGGAACTTGGTGCTCGAAGTACAGAAAGCAAAAGAAGCACACGCACTCGCGAAGAAAAAAGTCATCACGGGTCTATCAATCGGATGGGATTTTTTACGTGGGCCTGATGGTAAGGTTGATAAAGAGTCTGTCGAATTTGACGAGAAAAAGAATATACGCTATTTAAAGAAAATTGATCTCTGGGAAATTAGTCTGGTTACATTTCCGGCTAATACCCGAGCAACTATCACAGGAACGAAATGTTTAGAAACCGCTACAAATGAACGCGATTTTGAGCGGGCCCTGCGAGATGCGGGATTATCTAAACACCAGGCACTCTATGTATCGTCGCTTTGCAGTTATAAATTTGAGGCGACCCGACAAGAGATGAAGGCAGCCAATCAATTATTGGTTGCCCTACAATATGCCAATGCGAGATGCGAAGAGGCTAAAAATATTACTGAATAAAATGTTTTAATTATAATTAAGGAGACTATTATGGCAGAATTTAATGAAATTATCCAGGGAGTATCCGATCAAGTTCGCAGTCTTGGCGATACCGTATCTGGAATGAAAAAAAATTATGATACCATGCGTAATGAATACGAGGATTTAAAAAAACTCGTTGGTAGCAATACCGATGACGTGGTAGTAAAAGAGCGGATGGAAAAGTTTTCTTTGGCCATCGCACTTCGTCAAGATGAAATGGATAAAAAAACGGCAGAGATGCAGAAAGGCATCAATGATCGTATTGATCAAATTGAAGTTGCTTTCAATCGTCCCCGTCAAGGGCAGGCAGAAAATAAATCTGCTGATTATGAGCAGGCGAAACAATTTCTTACTACCGTCGCAGCCGTAAACTCAAACGAAGAAAAGGGTCTTACGTATGAAAAAGCCCGTCAGATAGAAGTTAACGTGGACGAGTATAAAAAGTATTGCTCAGTATTCGAAGGTTATATTCGTAAACACGGTGGAAGCCGTGAGGCATTACTTGCACCCGAAGAAATTAAAACTCTTCTTGCTGGCGTTGACCCTGACGGTGGATACACAGTACCCACTCAAATGTCGAATATGATCATTACCAAGCTTTTTGAATCTGATCCTATGAGACAACTTGCAACCGTGGAAACAATTTCTACAAACGCAATCGAATGGTTAGTGGATGCTGACGAAGCTGGCGCAACTTGGGAAGCCGAGACTGTGGCATCGTCTAATTACACTACCCCACAATTCAATAAAAAACGGATTGCCGTACACATGATGGGCACACGCCCACGCGCAAGCCAGGTCTTGCTTGAAGACAGCGGTCTAAATATCGAATCATGGCTGTCAAATAAAGTGGCTGACAAGTTCTTACGAACTGAGCAAGCCGCATTTGTTGATGGTGATGGTATTGGAAAACCTCGCGGGATACTTTCTTATGCTGACGGGTCGACATGGGGAACCATTGAGCAAGTGCATATGGGTCATGCAAGTGCATTAACCGCAGATGGTTTTATTAAAATCAAATATGCGCTTATTGAGCAGTATTTACAGCGCGGTACTTGGCTAATGAATCGCGGAACCGTATCTAAGGCTATTCAGCTTAAAGACGGCACAGGAAACTATCTATGGCAGCCAGGTCTTGCAGCCGGTCAACCTTCTATGATACTGGGTCTTCCGGTACGTATGTCAACCACTATGCCTGCGGTTAGCGCAAGCACACTTTCTGTGGCTCTGGCAGACTGGAAAGAAGCTTATATGATCGTTGACCGTATCGGTATAACGGTACAGCGCGATCCTTACACCGCCAAGCCCCTTGTAGAATTCTACTTCAGAAAAAGGGTAGGCGGAGATGTCACGAATTTTACTGCAATTAAGATCGGCACGATTGAAGCATAAGGTTAAATTAAAAGGAGAATAATCATGATACAAGATATTTATACTGGTTTTAAGTTTTATCAAGCACTCGCACCTCAAGACGTCGCATCAGGTGGTGCCTCGACTGATGGTGCAACCGTGGACACTCAAGGTTATGGCGCGGCAACGATTGTTGTCAATGTCGGCGCACATACCGGTGGTGCTTTTTCTTCAGTGGACAATCGTTTCCAGCTTATGCTCGAACATTATAATAGTACTGCGGCCGCATGGTCTGAGTGCTATGCCTCACAAATGATTCATAGCGTGGTCGGAATGGACGGCGCATACTCCACACTCAATAGCGGAATTTTTCAATCCGTTTCATCGGCTGGAATTAACCAAGCGTATGCGGTTGGATATCGTGGGCCACATCGCTTAATCAGGGTTCGGATATCAGAGGTGGGCGGACCTTCAACCATGTCAATGGGAGCGATTGCAATCCTCGGGTTGCCAGCTAATTGGCCTGTAAACGAGCCTGTTTAAGATTTAATCAGGCGGGGAGCAATCCCCGCCTTATCATACGGAGGGAATAATGGCAGACTTAACATATATCAATGAATCCGTTTACCTGAAGCAAGGCGGCGCAGAGCTTGTCATTGCAAATGGCGGAAAAATTACAATCGAGTCCGGTGGGATATTTAATCTTGAATCGGGCTTTTCATTTTATCTTGGTAGCTCTTCTTATTCAGTGGGAGTTACCGATTTAAAAAATACTCTGTACGGTCAAAATAATGTAATCACCTACACCGCTGCATCGGTATCGGTAGCCAACGGTGTTCTAGTACCTTCAGTTATTTACAATAAGGCAAAGTTTCATGTTATCACACCGGGGTCTAATGCGGTTGCTCCGACACTTTGGTTGGCATCTGCACCCAGCGTTGGTATGGAATTGATTATACTTTGTAATCAATCAGTATCTTCAACTACAAATCTTGGTCAATCAACCGCGATTGCTATTTCATGTGATGCGGGCGCGATTATGCCGATGTCCACAATCGTTACAACCTCCAGGATGTTTATTCACGCATCCTCAAACTCGGCTGGCCGTGTACATCTGGTTTGTGCGACTGCGGGAGTGTGGTCAGTGGTTTCAGAAAGTTCAGCAACAGCGGTTACGTTTTAACTAGGAGATTATTATGGCAGATAGCACATCAGTAAACCAAAGTATATATCATCGTCAAGAAGGCGACGTAATGGTTGTCGCTTCAGGCGGTGAGATAGTAGTTGAATCCGGTGGGGCTTTGACCATAGAGTCCGGTGCGAATTTCGTTGTTGAAAACGGTTCGGACATTCACATCGAATCGGGCGGGGATTTACAAGTTGAATCCGGCGGTGACATTGTAGTTGAAACTGGGGCAAATTTAGTAATTCAGAATGGCGGTGATATCGAGGTCGAATCTGGCGGTGATATCAATGTCGCGTCCGGTGGGAATGTAAATATTGCGTCAGGTGCCGATATCGAGATTGAAAATGGTGGCGAGGTTGCGGTCGCCAACGGTGGTGAAATTAACGTGGCCTCGGGCGGGGAAGTTAATATCGCGTCAGGCGCGTACATCGTGGGCAAGTCTGGCGGAATATTCCAGGTTGACAGTGGATTTTTATTTTATCTTGGGTCATCTGGAAAGCAGGCGGTACTACAGGATTTAATAAACTCACTTTACAACCAGAATAAAGCGATTACTTATAGTGCGGCATCGGTGTCAGTGGTTGCAGGTACTCTTGTACCCTCAAGGATTTTCAACACCGCAAAATTTCACCTAATCACCACGGGTAGCAACGGTGCGACCGCGTCTTTATGGTTGGCATCGGCACCGTCTGTGGGTATGGAGATGATCATCGGTTGTAATCAATCGACGTCATCAACTACCAACTTGGGGCAGTCAACCGCAATTACAATATCATGTGATGCGGGGACGATTATGACGATGTCCGGGAACGCGTCAACGTCAAGGATGATAATTTATACATCGGCGGCGAGCGCAGGACGTGTGCATCTGGCATGTCTTAAAGACGGTGAATGGTCGGTCATTTCGGTAAGTTCGGCAACGTCCGTGACTTTTCCATAAGGATAAATGTATGAAGATTAAAGTTTTAAAAACACATCAAGCATCACCGAATGGTACACTTATCAATAACTATGAAGAGGGCAAGGTTTATGATATGCCTGAGAAGCTTGCAGGAATATTCATAACTCAAAAGTGGGGCATTGAATTTTCGGACGTGAAAAAGGTTGAAGAAAAATCAATCGATACTGCGCCTGTAAATAAAATGTCTCAAGTGCCATCGGTGAAAAAGGTTAAGTAAATGATTATCAATAGGGCATTACCACGCGACGGAAATAGAAGTTTTTCAATAACAACTGCACCGTCAATCGAACCCATCACCCTGACGGAATTAAAAGATTTCGGACGGATTGATGGGTCGGATGAGGATACCTTATTGACGGGTTTTATTGTGGCGGCGCGGCAGGCATGTGAAAACTATCTCGGCCGAGCCCTGATCGAGCAAACGATCTCAATGCGGATGGATTTTTGGCCAGACGGTCTAATCGAATTGCCGCGACCGCCATTACTATTGATTACCACCGTAAAAACAGTGGATGACAGTAATACCGAAACGGTATACGCATCGACAAATTATTATGTCATGACCACCGGGCTCATGGGGACCATAGCGATTAGAGATGACGCGACACCCCCATACAATTATGACCGTCAATATGGTGGATTTTTGGTTACATATCAGGCGGGGTATGGATCGACAGCGGCAAGCGTTCCACAGGCGATACGAGACGGTGTAAAATTATGGGCTATGGACATTTATGAGAATAGAGTGGTACGGGATGAGCCGCCACCCGAGGCGATATCGTTATTAAAAAATTATCGTATCAGGAATTTTTAAATGACGTGTAGAAATTGCGGACATTCAAGCGTGGTAAAATGTGTATGTGGATTTGACCTTTATGATAATGGATTAAGAGGCCATATTCACGATCACCAATCCACGGTTACGTGTCCAAAGTGCAATAAATCTTTTTACATAACAAGTATTCTGTTTTGCCTGGAACGTGATTTCGAATTGACCCAGGATTTTGTAAGGAATTGTTAATGGGATTTTTAATACCAAAAATAAGACAGCGCGTACAAATACAAATCCCGGTACAAACCCCGAACTCTTTCGGCGGTGCTGATCAAACGTATGAAACGCAGACAACCGTATGGGCGGAGATTAAACCCGTGTCTCAATATATCCAGGCGATACGCGGGGCGCAGGTTATGGAGACTGGCGGGCGTGTGCGCCAGGCAACACACCAATTTTTAATGCGTACATGCGGGATACAATCATTAGGGCGTCAGTTTAGTCTTGCTTTTGATTCAGGTTACGACGGCATGGCTGACATAAATCTTTTAAAATCAGATTGGTATTTGTTTATGCAATCGGGGTCAACCGTCAAGGGTACCAGGTATCGTATTAAAGGCATCGACGTGGATTATGAAGCGAGTGAATATTTAAAGGTATACGCGGAGCAGATAGAAGAATCGGGTACGGGGTATCAGGCATGAGACTGTTAATTGATACCAAGAGTATATCTAAAAAATTAAAAGGGTTGCAGGGCCATTTATATTCTTTTCATTTATTCGGAGAACTGACAGACCTTTTTGATTTATTCGGCGCACGTATGCACAAATTTATTATTATGAGTATGCGCCGTACTAAAAAGGCCTCTTGGTTTTATTGGAAAGGAAAGGGCCGCAGTAGAAAAAAGCATCACCCTTCATTACCCGGTGGATTTCCTGCGGTTTATAAAGGCGAGCTATTAAAAAGTTTAAGATGGACGGTCGATTTTTCAAAATCAAATTTTAAATTTCAGTTCGGAACTGACGTTGATCACGGGGCGTTCTTAGAGTTGGGTACGCGGAATATGGAAAAGCGTCCATGGTTGAGGCCCACGAAGGAAAAGTTCGAAGATAAATTAGTAAAAGATATTAGAAAAAAAATAGAAAATGATTTTAAAAAAGTTATGGGGAAAGCATAATGCAACTTGGCCGGATAGTTTTAAAACTTCGCGCAACCAATACATCATTGGGGTCAAATATTTTTGGTGCGGCTGAATTGAATTTAGCGGTATCAAATACCTTGACAGGTAAGTCCCCTGTTGCATTCGTGGTGCCTATCGAAGAGGAAGTACGGGACAATCAAACCGAATCTGGCGTGAACCAATTATTGATGGAACGCTTTTCCGTTATTGTGGCACTACCCACAGACACTACACAAAAAGACAAGACTGGAATTATAGCTTATGATGCTTTACATAATATGCGGGCTGAAATATTCAAGCCTTTAATCGGCTGGGACATGGGGTACGATGGATTGATTTTTTATCGGTCTGGGAAAATGCTCGGCATTGACCGTGGTTGGCTATGGTACGATTTTGAGTTTGAATTACAGGCGCGAATTATCTCTAATCCTGATGGCTATGGGGAAGTACAATATACTCAGGTTGATGACCGCCAACAGCCATCACAATTACCCACACTTGACCATGTGTATGCGCAATACATATTGAGCCCGAGTGTCAATTTGACTGATGTACTTAATGACCCGTCTTTAAGTTTACCAGTCAACTTGGTCACGCCGGACATGACACAGATGGTTGATCTAACAATTGATAACAAGGCAGGTGCGTTCGCGAAGGCATTCGCTCGCGCCATGAAAATCTTTATAGGATAAGGTGGCGATATGGGAAAAGAGTACAAATTTGTGAAACCCCGCGAAGGCCTCACGGTACGCGACCCGGTCAACAAGGCTATTATACCCTCAGAGGGTTGTAATGTGCCGTGGATAGGGCCGGACGGTCGATATTGGAGACGGCGGGTTAATTGCGGTGATGTGATACTGATCGAGGTTGAAGAAAAACCCGTGGTATCATCTAATAACTTTATGAAATCAGGAGGACGATAATGGCTATATCATTTAATAATATTCCCGACACTATACGCACGCCGGGAACGTACGTAGAAATCGACAATAGCCGGGCATTAAAAGGTCTTGCGGCTAATCCGCACAAAGTTTTAATACTCGGGCAAAAAATAGCGGCAGGGACAGCACCGGCTGAAACCGTTATGCAAGTGACAAGTGACGGTCTTGCCAATGGGTTTTTCGGTAATGGCTCAATCCTTGCGCGTATGTGCAACGTATTTAAAAAGAACAATCCGAATACTGAACTGCACGCAATGTGTTTATCCGTAACGGGCGGGACAGCCGCAACCGGGACACTTAAATTTGCATCAAGCTTTTCAGCGACCGCAACGGCGGTATTTTATTTGATGATTAACGGTACAAAAGTTTACACCACCATTACGAGCGGATGGTCGGTAACGGATGTATGTTCAGCGATTAAAACAAATGTAAATGCTAATTCACAATTGCCGGTTATTGCGAGTAAATCTGCAAGCGCGGCGGGATCTGATCATATCGCTTTTATCGCGGTCAATTCCGGTACGATGGGCAACTACATCGACATCCGATGGAATTATTATGCAGGGCAGTCTAATCCGGCACCCTGGTCGGTAGCTGCATTGTCTATGGCATCGGTTATGGGCGCGGGCGCAACAGACCCAGACCTCGGTGATGCGTGGGCGGTTGTTGACGGTATCCAGTATCAATACATTATTCAGCCTTACATTGTAGCCGCGAATCTGGTTGAAGTTGAAGACGAATTAGAAAGCCGGTTCGGTCCGATGATCGATCTTCAAGGTCAAGGTTTTACTGCGGTAAGGGCAACTCAAGCAAGCGCAACCACCCTCGGTAATTCCCGCAACTCACCGCACAATTGTATAATGGCAGCATATGATTCACCGACATGTCCTGAAGAATGGGCTGCGGCACTTGGCGCAGTAGCCGCATACAATCTTAATCAAGACCCGGCAAGGCCTTTACATTATTTAAAGCTGAAGGGTATTCTTGCTCCCCCTGTGGCTAATAGGTTTTCACGGTCGGAAAGGGATTTATTATTGTATGATGGGATTGCAACTTTTATCACGGATACAAGCGATAATGTTTTGATTGAACGTTGTATCACTACATATCAAACTAATGCGGCGGGGTTGACTGATGCATCATATCTTGATGTACAGACACTTGCAACACTTAACGAGATACGGTATCAATTTAAAAATCGTATGGTATCACGTTTTATCATACCTCGTTTTAAATTGGCTGATGATACATTCCCCGTACAACCAGGGACATATATTGCAACACCAAAAACAGTTAAGCAGGAAGTTATTGCCCTGTTTGCAGAGTTAAGTGATGCGGGTCTGATTGAAAATTTAAGTGATTTTATTGAGAACGTATTAGTTGAGCGGGATGCGTCGGATGTGAATAGAGTAAATGTTCTATTGCCGCCAGACCTTGTGAACCAATTTTTAATTTTAGCTGGTCAAATCCAGTTCATCCTATAGGAGGCATTAAATGGCACGAATTACAGGTAGAGTTGAGGTGCTGGTTAATGGTACACTGCTACTAAATAAAACGGGTGCAAGTGCTTCCGGAATTGGTGTATCAGGCAAGCCAGCTTTTGAACGTAAAGAAGTATTAGGCGACACCGGATTACATGGGGTTGTTGAAACCCCGGTAGTTGCGATGTGCGAAGTGAAAGTGACTGACCGCGATGATATCAAACTTGAAGACCTCGCGGCCATTAACGGTAATGGAACTATTATTTTCAGATCGGCGGGTGGCGGAAAAGTGTACACGATGAATGGCGCATATTGTACAAATAATATGAAGCTAACCGCAGGTGAGGGTGAGGTTGATTTAAAATTTATCGGTTCTTACTGGACTGAGAATAAAGGTTAGGCATACAAGGCATGTATGGGGCGCAGACACAAAAAAAGCAAGCGCATAGAGACCTCCAAGTTCAATAGTTATTGTGATGATAAACCGTCTGCGCCCCATATTTTAAAAAGTAGTGAGGAAAAAATGTCAGAAATAATTATTTTAAAATACCCCCTTCCTTTAAAATCAGAGAATGGACAAAAGTCATTTGTGTCTGAAATTACTATGGAACGGATGAAGGTTAAGCACTTAAAGCTTATTCCAAAAACTTTATTTGAAGCGGGCGCAGCGGGTAAGACAGACCCGACTGAATTTATACCTTTAATCGCGGGCCTTACCGGGCTCTCAGAGGAGACTGTGTCCGAACTTGACGTGCAAGAAGATTTATTTCAAATCATACAGAGGTTGGAAAGTTTTTTCGGGCAATCGCCATCCCCGACAACTGGCGTGAGCTAGTCTGGGCGTTGGCGTATCATTTTCATTTTTCACCGAACGACATCTTTAATTTCGATCTTGAATTTGATTTACCATTCTGGCTTGAGGGTCTCGACCAGGTAGCCGAATGGATGAAGGGATAAAATGGCGTCAGATCAATTTAGTATTAGTCTAATAATAAAAGCAATCGACGAGATGACCGCGCCGTTACAACGGATGGCGGGTTCCCTTGGCAAATTTCAAGAGCATATGGACGCCAATGCTAAAAGATTTGAGTCGTTCAAAAAAATGGGTGAGGGAATGGTGTCGATGGGAGAGTCAATGACCAAGTATTTGACTTTGCCCATTATAGGTTTGGGCGGATTCGCTTTAAAAGCTGCGGGGGAATTTGAACAACTGGAAACATCTTTCGGTGTTTTTTTACAGAGTGAGGAAAAAGGTGCGGCACTTACAAAAGAATTAGTGAAATTGGGCGCGGCAACTCCATTCGAAACCCGTGACCTTGCGCAAGCAACTCAAGCACTTTTACAGAATGGAATTGCTCAGAAAGATATTGTCCCGACATTAACTATGCTCGGAGACGTTGCGGGGTCAAGTAACGAAAAATTACAACGGCTCGCGTATACCTTCGGTCAGGTATCTTTAAAAGGGAAAGCGGATGGCATGGATATCCGCGAATTTATAAACTCTGGATTTAATCCTCTTGCGGTACTGGCAAAAAAAGCTGGAATTGATGTACAGACATTTACGGCCAAACTTGGTAAAAGCGGACTGACCGCTAAACAAGTCGGTGAAGCGTTTAAGATTGCAACCAGTCAAGGCGGTATGTTTTATCAGCACATGCTTAAACAATCAAGAACACTTTTTGGACTTATGAGTACATTTAGAGACGTAGTCAATATGGCACTTGCTGACTTTGGAAATGTGCTTATGGATGTATTGGATTTAAGAAATAATCTTGCTGACTTTACAAAGATTCTTGGGGATTTCGGGGAATCATTAAAAGTTTTTTCTAAAGAAAATCCTACCCTTATGAAATTTATAATACTCATAGGCCTATTGGTCGCCGCAATCGGACCGTTAATTATGGGTCTTGGAATGCTCACCATTGCTATGACTGCATTGGTTGCACATCCATTAGTATTGACAATTACTTTAATAACATTGGCAATCGCGGCTCTTGTCATTGGCATAATATGGTTATGGCGCAATTTTGATACTTTGAAAGATCGATGGAATAATACAAGTGCTGCGGGAAAGGCTTTTTTATCTGTTCTATCCGCTATATTCTGGCCGATAACCGCGACCATCGCTGCGGTAAAAACCTTACATGACAATTTAGAAAATCTAAAAAAACTATGGGATTTATTCACAAATAACGCCCCGAATATAGGTGAAGACGTCGCAAACTCTGTCAATAGCGGAAAGAAATTAGGAAAGCTTAATGTAGGCAACGCGATAACAAATCTTAACGCAAAGTCTAAAAATGATACGTATGTTGAAATTGTCGTGACCTCAGAGAAAGGGATTAAAACTGTGGTGCAAGATGTGAATACTACCGGGACATTAAAGCTTAAAGGAAATAATGGGAATACACTTCCAGCGAATACGGGGAGGGCTTAATGACTTGGCGTGATAAATTATTCAAGGCGTCTTTTCGGGATGTGCCATTTGAGGTATCCGCATCCAGCGTTAAGTCCGGAAGACGGATTGTGCAAGAGGAACGTTTTCAGGCCCGCACAATCACCCGCGATATGGGGCCTGTACTTCCAATTTTTGATGTCGAGGCATACATCATTCAGGATGCGGTCGACCATGATTATTTTGATCGACGAAATAACTTAATCAGCGCCCTTGACAAATCCAGTGCGAATGAAAAAGATATTGGTACACTTATACATCCTTTTTTCGGGTCTAAAAAAGTTCATGTCGGGGAATATACCGTAGAGGAAACATTCGCCGAGGGTGGAATTGCAAAATTTCGGATTCAGTTTCAACTTGAAGAAGCTGAAATTTTCCCCGGCAAGACAAAGGATTTTAAAGGAAAGGTTGACACCCAGGCGGTCATATCGAATGCCCGGTGCTCTGATAATTTTTTTGACAAATTTGATTCTGGAGTATCATTTATCGAGTCTCAAGGGCGGGATGCTATATACGCATTGCAGCGCATTCAAACTTCTATAATCCGGGTAAACAACGCCGTTAAAAGCACCATAGCAACCGCACAAGGCATCGTATCCACTGCCATAAGTCAGATTAACGCCGCGTTGTCTAGCCCGTGCGATTTATACGATACAATCCTTGATGCCACAGACGCATGGAAAGTCATTGTGGGTATGGCAGGCGTGGTGGTTAAGTCTGGAATTATCGGTGGGTGCTCAGGCGAAGAGCGCACCACGGGCGTCACCCTGGACGGGGAAACAATACCCGAAAAATTAGGGGTGTCCATAGTTGAACAAATGATTTATGCTCAGGATTTTGATGAAACAAACCTCGGGTCCATCGCTGACGTACAAGAAGATAATCGCAAGATGCTTGTGAATATAATCAAGGCACAGGAGCTGATACTTGCAAGTCAAATGGCTATTCGTATTGAATATACGAGCCAAGAAAAAATGTTTTATATATTGAACTTATTAGCCGAGGCAATTGAGGAGTTTTTACTTCGCCTTGGCGGACAAACCACCATTGACACCAATGACATTTTTATAGCCCTTGAGGACTTGCGGTCGCTACTTTTTTCTTTATTGCTCGAAAAAGTATCAGAATTAAAACGTACAATTACCTATGAAGTGCCCAATGGCATTACATCGGTATTAACCGTGGCATATGACCTATACGAGGACACCAACAGGGTCGATGAAATAATAGACCGTAACTATCCAGTAATAAGGCATCCGGGATTTTTACCGGGTGGTGATACTATATCGGTGCTTGAGGCATAATGACTAGATCCGCGAACGTAAAAATGAAGGTTGGGAATTATGAGTTTGACCAATGGTCGGACATTATGATTAAAAAATCCATGGGACAAATTTGTTCATCCTTTGGATTTTCTACGAATGAGTTTTCGAAAGGAGACTTGAAGCGATGGAAATTAAAACTCGGCGACGAGGTTAAAATATATATTGAGGATACCTTGGTGTGTACAGGGTGGCTTGAGAGCATACCTATGTCATACGATGCGACGACCAGGCATTATATACAATTTATTGGACGGGGTAAGACATGTGATCTGGTTGATTGCATGTTCACCGAGACAAAGAATGAATGGAAAAACGTTTCCATGAAAAATATTATTACCGATTTATGTAATATTTTTAATTTGTCGGTAACCATCGATAGTACAGTAGCAAGCATCGTATCAAAACAAATTACCGAATACAAGGCTAATGAGGGCGAATATATTTATTTGTTGATCAATGATTTATGTCGGTTATTCGGGATATTGCCCCTTGATAAAGGGGATGGAAAATTGACGCTGACCCGTTCGACAACCTCATCAAATACGGTTGACTCAATTGATGCGACAAAAAACGTGTTAAAATCTTTTTTATATCAGGACAACTCTGAGCGATATAAGACATATAAGGTCAAGGGATGCGGGAATGGCGCGGGGACAAAACAATTAAAGGATTATATATCTCCATATGCCAGCGTCACGGATTCGGCAATCGATCGTACACGAACGTATACGGTATTATCAGAGCGGGCCACGGATAATGGGAAGTGTGAGGACCGGGCACGATATGAAGCGCGCATACGTGCGGGAAACTCCCGTGGATATCTATGCGAGGTATCATCGTTTATCCAGGGTGACCGCACCCCATGGGACATCAATAAACTATGCCGGGTAAAAGATGATTTTTATGAAATTGAGGACACATTGTTAATATCGGACGTGACATTTACTATGTCGCAATCTGATTCTCAAAAGACGACATTATTTTTAGTGGATAAAGATACCTACTCAGGCAGTTCAGCGGACATTGATATTAAAACGGTATTAGGGTAATATGCAAGACATAGACAGACTATTAACACCCATTAAAAATAAAATATTCCGCATAATCGGGCGCGGGATACTTGAGAAAGTCAAGTCATCCGAAAAGACGCAGATGATACAAATTACCGGGTTGAAAGATGAAGTGGTTACGGATATTGAATGGTTGCAAACCTATGGTTACACCTGCTATCCAAAGGTTACGAACACGGCGGAGGCTTTAATCGCATACCTTAATGGCAACCGTGACCAGGGAATTGCCATTGCCGTGCATGACCGGGAAAAGCGACCGACTGACCTTGCATCAGGTGAGGTTTGTATTTATGACCATAATGATAATCGAATTACCATAAAACAGAATGATGACATACATATATACTCAAAAAGTAAAATTAGACTAGAGACTCAAGCCGGGAATAAAATCACGATGGATTCAACCGGGATTATAGTCGAAGATAAAAATAGTAATAAGGTAACCATGTCAAGTACCGGGATGAAATTAGAGGATAAAAACTCAAATACCATCGACATGGTGGCGGCCGAGATCAAGTTCAACGGCACGAATATGGAAATTTTGCAGTAAGATGGCAACTGAATTTATAGTAAATGAGAACTTTACGATTACCATTGCGGCTGCGGGCGCGTGGGTGCCGGGGCCTGCGGCAGGACATACGTATAATAAAATCTTGACAACCAAGTCGAAGTGTGGTACAAAATTTATATTGATTGGGCAATTTACCTGGACAGCGGTTGGATGTGCGCTTGCCGGGTACGTGTTCACGGGTGGCGGGGGTTCAATATCAACCACTGCTCAAAAGGTTTTATGTGAAACGCAAGCCCCTTATAGAGAGACAGATAATGGGAAATGCAGTGGGGTATTTACAAATTTTTTCGGTCCGGTGGGTTGTTCTTGTACTTTTACGTTTACTAGTGCCGGACAAAGTAAGTGTAGGTGTAAATAGTGGCAAGTGATATTAAACTCATATGGGACAATGACACGCAAGAGGCTGATATTGACTTTGGTGATGAAGACCTTGTGCGCGAGAATGGTCTTGAGTCTGCGGTGATAATGTCCCTATTTACCGATCGCCGCGCGAAAGAAGATGACACCCTTGATGATAAAAATGATCTGCGTGGATGGTGGGCCGACCGTCTGGACGTTGACGCCAATGATGATAAAATAGGGTCACGGATATGGCTGCTTGAACGGTCAAAAACTACAAACCAGACGATCGTGAAATTAAAAGAATATATTTTAGAGGCCCTTGACTGGATGGTTGAGGACGGCGTGGCGATGAAAGTTGATGCGGAAGTTGAACGCCAGGGCGACCCGGGAAATGATCGCCTTGCTTTTTCGGTTACTATTTATAAAATTGACGGGAATAACGAAACATATAAATTCGACGATTTATGGAATAATCAAATGGGAATAGGTTAACATATGCCATTTACCAGACCCACATTACAACAAATTACTGATCGGATTGAAGCGGATTATAAAAGCCGGATTGACGGGGCGCAATCGTTTACACGCCGATCGGTTTTAAAAGTGACTTCAAGAGTATACGGGGCTGCGGTATATTTACTTTATGGATTTTTGAACTACATAAAAGATCAGCCGTTCGCCACCACGGCAGACAGCGAATTTTTAGAAATAATTGGTAGCGAATTTGGCATATCTCGTAAGGCTGCAACCAAGGCAACCGGGACAGGAACGGCAACCGGCACGGTAGGAAAGTCAATACCAATCGCCACACGATTATCATCAAACGCGGGTCAATATTATTTAATTGATGCTGAATACACAATCCCTGGCGCGGGGTCTATAAGTGTAAATTTCACCGCAGAGACCGCAGGGGATGAAGGCAATGATGCGGGAAGCGTGGTATTATCATACGTGACACCAATCGCAGGGGTGGACACGACCATTACGGCAACGACCGCCGGTATCTCGGGGGGTGTGGATGAAGAGTCAGACAATGATTTTAGGGGCAGGATATTAACACGCAAGCGGCAACCCCCACACGGCGGGGCTGATTTTGATTATGAGACATGGGCGTTGGAAGTATCTGGCGTCACGCGGGCGTGGTCATTTCCGCAGTATATGGGGCATGGCACTATAGGCCTGGCATTCGTGCGGGATAATGACTCGACGATCATCCCGAATGAAACTGAAATGGCAACGGTACGAGGTTACCTTGAGGCGCATTCCGATCCCCTGACAGGCATTGAAGTGGGCATCCCCGTAACGGCTGACCCTGGGTTCTTCATGATTGATTTATCGTTATTATCGGTTGATTTTACAATTCAACTGACCCCAAATACGGCTGCGGCGCGTGCAGACATCACTTTAAAATTACAGGATTTAATTTTAGAACGTGGCGGGCCTGGTGAAACTATTTATTTGTCGGATGTATCAGCGGCCATATCATCCAGCGCGCTTGAAGTTGCGCATCGCATAAATAGCCCGTTGGTTGACATTGGAATTGCCATAAACCGGGTACCTGTACTTGGCACCATAACATGGAGTACGTATTAAAATGGGGCATTCTGCGGAAGAATACAAAAGCCTTTTAAAGTCACTACTCCCCAAAGGGCGTGCGTGGAGTCGCGCGATCACCGCAACGATTGACCAATTATTATATGGCATGGCGGAAGAATTGGCACGGGTTGAAACACGAGGGTATGAATTTTTAACCGAAGCGTACCCTTCCCTTGCAACTGAAATGATAACCGAGCACGAAACGGAATATGGAATACCTGAATACGGTCAAACGTTGCGGGATAATATCGCCGAGCGTAGAGCGGATATCGTTGCAAAATTAGTTTCCCGGGGACAGCAAGACAAAGAGTATTTTATTTTTATTGCTGAAAAGTTAATGTATATTGCGGTTATAGAAGAGTTTCGCCCCGCATGGTCTGGAATCGCACAATCAGGAGACGCATGTGGCCCACAAATAAATCTATTTTTTTGGAAAATGCGGGCGGATATTAACGAGCAGAAAGGTGATTTTTCAATTGATTTCGCGCCTGAAGAATTTACCTCATTGAATAAAGATGACATTGCGTATGTCATAGCGTTGACCCGTAAAATTGACACCCTTATTTTTCGCATAAATCAGATTAAGCCCGGCCATACGATGGCCTTATATGATTTTTATAGTGTTGCTTTTTCCCGTGGATTTTATTGGTCGTTCGATGCAATGCCAATTCATGACGGGCTTATACCTTTTGAGATGTTAGACGTGGGGTTCGGCATCGATTTTGCATCGGTGGGAAATTATGATGGGACATACTTAAACGGCTCATTCGCGCCCTCTGTTTGTCTGTCTTTTGACAGGATGAACAGTGGGGCGTTTTTAATAGATGGATTCAGCGCGGAATTTTCCGCACCAAGATAATTAAAGGAGGCCACACATGGCAGATACGCAAAGAACTCGCGCGCAATTGCTGGCCCTGTTTGCGGATAATGTAACGGGACAAATTTCCGCGCAGGATTTAAGGGACTTTCAAGTCACAATGATGGAAAGTGAATTTGTAAACCCGGGTGATTTTTGGGCATTACCCGACGCCAAGTACATCACTACAGACAAATCGGCGAAGGGTTGGAAACAATATTCACAAGTCGCCGGGTCAGATTTTAGCTTTATGAATATTGTTTACCGTGATAATTCAACCGGATACTGGCAACGTGCAGACGTTGCGAATTCGGCTAAAAATGGGATGGTTGGTCTAGCAATGGATTCATACACATCAAACACTTCCACATGTATAATACTTTTAAAAGGCATTGTGTATGACTCGAGTTTTTCAACAACTTTTTCACGTCTTGTCGGTCGTCCGGTATATCTTGCATCTGGCGTGCCGGGGTCAATCACCACAACTATTACGACGAGCGTAATGATTGTCGGGTGGGTAGCACATTCTGACCTTCATGGCTATTCGGCAATTGGTAAATGGTTTTTTAATCCTAATTGGGCGATATTAGGCGTATAAAGGAGACATTATGCACAGGACAAGCGGCGATAATAATGTAGCGGGAATGTTTACGGATGGGCCTCCGGGTACTACTATTGAAGAACGGTGGCTTAACTCGATGCAGGAGGAAATTGCAGCGGTCGTTGAAGATGCGGGGTTGCAACTTAAAAATCCCGAGGATGATACAAATGATCAACTTTTATTAGCTATTCCTATTATCGCCGCCAGGTCTTCAACTAGCGTATTGGTATGTACAAATAATCATACAATTACAAGTGCTGAAATTTTCCAAACATATCTTTGTAATACCACAGGGGGGTCAATAACAATCGTATGCCCAGATTTAGCCGCCAATGAAAATAGAAAATTTAAAGTACTACATGCGATTCAAGGCGGCAGTAATACAGTAACGGTAAATCGCGCAGGTGCAGACGTTATTACGGGGGATTCTTTAACGTCAATTGTACTCCCTAAACGGGATGACTATATTGATCTTATTGGCGGGGCCGCAGCTTGGTATATTACAGATGAAAAAATTTCAGCTCAATTACGACTATCTGCAATGGCAGGAAATGGAAGCGTTGAAACTTATATTATGAGAATGACCAATGTTGTTGAAAATATCGCTAATAGTAGTATTTTTACTGAAAACCATACAACCGGATATGATGGAAATAAAGAGGGCTTAAAGTTTACTATCGTAAAAGGTGGCGTGTATTCTTTCGACCTTGTAACAGACGAATATAATAATTATATAGGTTTTAGTTTAAATTCGGCGCAACTAACAACGTCGGTACGATCCATAACTCTTGCTGATTTATTGACGGAAAGTTACGACTCAAATTACGTGGATGCATGTTCCATAACCATACGTCTCAAAAAAAATGACGTTGTGCGATTACATGATTCCGCAAACGCGGCATCCGCAAGAGGAAAAGTTTCAATCACATATCACGGGGCATAACATGAAAAAATATATTAAATTAGACGGCACCGACATAATAGATGTGTACTTTGAATATCAAAAGGAAAAATTTAATCCTTCAGATATTTTGTTGGAAGAAACGGAAATTATTGAACATAAACTTCGCGTAAAATTAAGCGACCCATGGGAAAGTATTTCGGACGAATACGGGAACTGGATATTCAGGTGGGTAAATAATGCGGTTCATATACAAAATACAGATGCAAAAATTTTAATTAAATATAAAAAACAAAAAGTTGCACAATTGAAAGAAGTAATAAAAGAAAATCTATTCGAGGTCACACGCACATTGGACCAAATAAGAACACAATTTGGTAATGTGAAAACATCCTCTACTTCATGGACAACTATATCCGAAGTAGATGTGGCATATAATCAATTTATAACATGGTTAGGGATTTAATTGAAGTATTGAATATACTTTGTTTTAAATTTTATCGCGTCTCTGTCCATGTTTAAGTTCTGCATAGTATTAAATACTTTTCCATAAATCGTTATGTCGTAGGGAAATTTTTCCAGGTATTGATTGTACGCATCCAGTGCGAATTTATAATTCTCAAGGCTTACATACAAATCCCCGATACTTATAAAAAAGAAATCATAATCTTTTGAGTTTTGCATCACATCTATAATTAAAACCAGACCTTCCTGAATTTTATCCTTTATATTTATGAGTGCCAGCCCCTTTTCAAATTTGAACTTTATAACGTCAGGGTGAGTGTCAATTAAGTTGTCATATAATTTGACCGCATCGGGGTATAAATTGAGCATACATTTCGTCGTCGCAAGGCCCCACAGGGCGTCTATTTTGTCAGGGTATAGCCTGTTTGCTTGCTCAAGGCTTTCCATGGCCGATATAAAGTCTTTTTTTTGTCCGGATTCAAGGGCATTATCCATCCACTCATTATACGCTAATAGTTTTTCGTTCTCTTCCCAGTTATAATTCTTATGTGCTTCAAAAATCTCTTTTTCTTTCATCAGTATAAATCTTCTTATCATAGGTATGGGGATATCTGTATTTTGAGGGGTATATGTCATAAAATCATTGGGGTTTTTTCTTAATTCCAATAAAGGCCTTGACCAATTACCCTTGGCATAAAAATCGTCAATCATATTAAAGTCAAATGGCTTTTCATTATGCTTGATCAAGAGCTCATTATAATAACCCGCGTGCGCATAGTCATCGATGACTGCCAGTGATTCGTTGTACAATGGCAATAATTCTTTTGATGCTTTATTGGCTGATTTTAAAATAATCTCGTTTCGTTCGATACGGGTTAATAAATCCTCTTCATCTTTTAATAGATGTTTTACTTTTCCATTGACCTTTAAATTACTTGATTGAATTTGACGGGATTCTGCAAATATAGACATGGCAATCAATTGATTTTTCTTCGCAATCTCTTCTGCCTCTTTTGATAGACGTTCATTATCCGCAAGTATTTTTTTGAGTCCCACTTTATCCTTTATATGTTCACGCAATTGGTCGCAAGTTTCAAGTGCTTGTTTTGATACGTCAATCATGGATTCTATATTTTTAATATCTTCTTTTAAGCATTCCATAGCAATATCGCAGTGTGTTTTTATGTCTGGTGGTGTGATTAAAACTACCTTGTTTATGGGTTCGAGGCATCGTGTATTAAGATACGTATGTAGGGATAACTTTTTAAATCCCTTTATGTTTGCGCCGCCCTCGGTGCAATTAAAAAGTTTATCCTGCATACCCTTGGCAATTGCCTCAAACGACGAAATAAAAGCCGCCAATCCTATATTGGTAAGTACTTGCCCACCGAAGTATCCAGGCACCCGATGCTCAGGACCCATGCCATGCCGTGCGCCTTTTAAATGGCTGGAAGGGTCTGTCACTTCCCACAATATTTGCCCGTCTTCCACGAACACTTTTCCGCTTGCATCTGCGCCGGAATAATGGGATAAAGAGTCCGTCAGGGCCAAGTCTTGCCCAATGATTGCTATGGGAGCGCAGCCGAGGTGGTTGGCGAATGCGAGGGCCATGTGCGATACACTCCCCCCTTGATCAAGATTACCTTTTGAGCTTAACAGGGTATTTAATTTTGTATCGGTTGCCGTTTCAGATGCGACGATTATCTTAGGCCCGTGGTACTCTTGCAGGATGGGCGCATATGATCGATTAAGAGCCACCAATGGAACGTCAGAATCCATAAGGCCCTCGAAGTGTTCATAGTTTGTTTTACCATAATCGACCGTACAGATAAAATCAGGCCGTATGTCATATGATAAAAGGATGCGGAGTGCCTGGGCGACCGCGATGATCACCACGTCATTTCTTTTTTCTTGTAATAAAAAGAGATTCTTTTTTAGAGATGGTCCTGTATTTATTATGATGGCAGGCTTGTTTTTAAAATAGTCTTTATAATCAGCCACCCCTGGGCAGGGTAGTACGTAAGGTAAATTTTCAATATCATTGCGGGCGATAGTAGCACCTGCGGCCATAATAGTTCCTGTATTACATTTTAAATTATTTATATAAGAATATGCTTCAACCATTAACGGCTCATAAACCAAAGGCTTGTCAATTGCGTATTTTTCCACCATAACAAACCAATCTTGAATGACTGCAATCTGTTCGATGACCGCCATATACATTTTTAATGAGTCCGCAGATCGACAAATGACAAGTGTCCCATTATCAAACCACTTAGAAAAATCGTAAATTTGCAGGGCAGACCAGATTAAAAATAAATCTGGTTCAATCACTATTATATTGTGTTGCTTGTCTTTTTTGATTATAAACTCATGGCACGTATGACCGAGTCCCAGGCCGACCATGATTGTGGAGGTATCGAAACGTAATTTAAAATCTTTGGCGATATCCCGCATGGCCCGACGAGGATTTTTTATGTCATACGCATGGCAGGTCATCGATGAATTTTTGTATGTGATGTTTTTTATCCCTTGCCCTACAATTGTATAATCTTTACTTTCACCATTAAAGGCCTTTAGGTTAACAGCAAGCTCCGGAAAGTATTTTTCTATGGGTTTAAGGTTGGCATTAAAAATTTTCTTTGCTTCACGTTTCATTTTTTCGCCTTTGATATCTTTTTTATAATCTTTGATATATCTTGATCATTGATTATTATTTCACGTAAAATCTTTTTTGTATGCTCCGGGTTCGCCCTCATGGCTACCCTGACAATATCCATCCACAGTGAATTATTTTTAGTTCGTATTTCTTGTACATTATCTATTGATTTTTCGATATCCATTCCGACCTCAATATGCCATAATGATAAATGTCGACATGGTTGCCATCAAGATACATCCCCTCACGGGAGCACCCTTCTTTAGTCATCCCCATGCGCTCGGCCACACGTTGCATCCCTAGATTAACCGCAGCGGTGCCAGTCCATATACGGTTTAATCCGAGTCTTTTAAATCCGTGTTGCAATACAAATTGGGCTGTCTCGCTTGCATAGCCCTTGCCCCAATAGGCTTTCTCACCGATAACAATAGCGTATTCCCCTGAACGGTGTATGAAGTTAATTGATTGTAAACTTGTATTTCCGATGTGATGCAGTTTTCCCGTGTCAACGCCATTCGGGTCACGTCGGGCCATGATTGCCCATACAATATTGTTTCTTCCAATAGAATTAAAAAAGTTTTCAAGCTCTTTTTCACTTTGAGGAAAAAGACCATGGCTATTAAACTTTGTCACTTCAGTATCCGCCCACCAAAATCTATATGTCGATTGCGGTTGGTCGGCTATCATGCGGCTGAAAGGCAGCATTATAAAATTATCATTTTCATAAATCATTAAAATCACCTATCATTTTTACTTGCGCTTTTTTACATCGCTTGCGCATTTCGATGACATCCACTTTTAAAAGTTCTCGTTTTTCATAAACTACATTTGAGGTAAATTGAGTTTTTATATTTACGTAATAATTATTACATTCTGATAAATCACTAAAAATATATTTTAATGTCCCATCGACATGAAGTAGATGCAACTCAATCATATAAACCCCCCTCAAGCATGGTGCGCAATTGTTCTTTACTCAATAATAAATCGTTATTCAACGAGGTATACATAAACCTATTTTGATGTATTTCCGCATCGGTGGGTCTAATAATATATCGATTGTCATTGCGCAGGGTGTGGGTTGACTCCTCTTCAGCTATTAAGCATTCGTGGAGCTTTTCACCTTGACGAATACCAATAAATTTTTGTTCACACTCAGGGGCGATGACATCGGCAAGATCGGTAATTTTCATAGAGGGCATGCGAGGGATAAATATTTCAGCGCCGATTGTTTCCTGTGCGGACTGAATTATAAATTCCGCCACGTCATGAAGTTTAATCCAGAATCGGGTCATGTCTGGGTGGGTAATAGTAATGATCCCGGATTCGCGTTGCTTTTTAAATAAGGGTATAATTGATCCCCGCGAACCCAGGACATTCCCGTACCGACAACATGAAAATCGGGTCATATAATGACTTGAGTACACATTACCGTGAATAAGATATTTTTCAACGACCGTTTTAGTCGCCCCGTAAATATTGACCGGGTAAACCGCCTTGTCTGTTGAAACGTGCATGACCAGTGACACGCGGTTATCAATAGCCGCATTTAAAAGGTTAATAGCCCCCATGATATTGGTTTTAATTGGCTCTTCGGGATTGTATTCACATGCAGGAACTTGCTTCATGGCGGCGCAGTTGAACACGAGGTTGACGCCCGCCAGGGCGCGATTAAGTCTTTTTTCGTCCCGAACATCTCCGATCAAAAATGATACATTACGGTCAAGACCCTCGGCTTGCAATTCTTGCTTCATTTCCCACTGCTTTAATTCGTCGCGGGAATAAATGCGAATGCCACGGGGGTTGTATGTGCGTTTTAATAGTTTTGTGAGGGTGCGGCCGAGACTGCCAGTTCCGCCGGTTATTAAGACCTCCGCATCCGATAGATTAAAATTCATTTATTGCCTCGCTCGTTTTAATGGTCGCATACCGTCGTCAGGATCGGCGCGTTGATCGCGATCTTGCTCAGTAATCATTTTCATCGAGGGCCCCCGCGCAATCTTGCCGATATTTGTATTATGGATAACCTGTTTTATTTTGTCTGGGTTCCAACAGTGTCCATGCTTTGACTCGTACCCTTGCATGTCTGGAAGATCAATATGAAACTCTACATACTCTGCACCCTCAGCGATTGACTGATATATCACACCGTCCTCAACCGTGTGATCAGACCATCCAATTTTCGTACCTTCAAACTCACGTTTTAATAATTTGATTTTATATAGCTCGCAATTATGGTGTGATGCGGGGTAATCAGATCGACAATGGAAAAGAACTATATCGTCGTTGTCCTCTTCATTACAGGCGCCAATCGCCGCGTTTATTTCTTCCATGGTACTCATCCCGGTCGATATCAATACTTGTTTCCCCGTACGTGCGCACCTGCGTATGAGGTCAAGGCGCAATAGATCAAATGATGAAATTTTAAAGAAATCAATATGATGGGCCAACACCGGGACAGCCTTATCATAAAAAGGCGTGCATCCGAGCATTATTTTTTTATCTTTACAGTACTCTTCTATGTCGGGTAAAAAACTTGGCGGTAATTCGCATTTATATAATTCTGCTTTTTTTTCAACAGGTGGGTTGTATAGTAATGTATCAAATGTAAACAGTTGAAACTTTACACCCCAGCATCCCGCGTCTTTTGCGGCATCGATCAATTTAAAAGTGCGCTTCAAGTCTTGATTGTGATTCGAACCGATGTCAGCCACGTATCGTATGGTCATATTTCCTCTATAAAGTTTTCAATTTTTTTAAATGCTTCAAATAGACTGTCGAGTGCGCGGTCGTCGTCCAGTAGATGATAAAGTGACAAAAAGAATTTATCAAATTGTAGCGCCTCGCAATTCTCGCAAAAAACTTTGGTGTAATCCATACCTTTGATCGACCAATGTGACGCTTTCTGAAATATTGGCATTTTATAAAGTGGGGTGATATATCCCGCGCCAATCATAGGACGACCAGGTCGATTTTCTTCGCCCATCATTTCAGCCTTGATTGCATCGATGTATTTATTGCGTGGTACGCTCATACCGTTATAAAAAAATGGCTGCACATAGTAGGTGTGTACGGTATTTTTTCTTATCTCAGGTTGAGATATGTACGGAAGCGCGTTTTCTACTTTCGCATAAAATTCATTTACTTTTTTTATAGTGCTAAATATAGTTGCCCTGAATTTTTGTAATTCATGATAGGCAATGATTGCTTGTATCTCGGTCATGCGCATATTAAATCCGACCATACCAGACATTTTATTCTGCATAAATTCAGGCATACCATTTGCCACCGCCTCGGCATGGTTACGGATAAGGGCGCATTTTTGGCCAAGCTCTCCATCATTTGTGGTAATCATGCCCCCCTCGCCAGAGGTGATATGTTTTCCTTGCGTGAATGAAAAACATCCAATATGGCCAATAGTGCCGGTCATTCGTTTTTTATCATCAACGGTATAATGAGCGCCAAGGGCTTGCGCGGCGTCCTCAATTAGATAAACACCATATGAATCAGCAAGTTTACGTAATTCAATGTCTATTGGTTGCCCGAATAAATCGACTGCTATAATGGCCTTCGTTCTATGAGTAATTTTTCGTTCGACATCGTTAATATCAAGGCAGAACATATCTTTTTCTATATCTGCGAATACCGGGATGGCACCATAAATCATAGGCGCGGTCGCCGAGCAGGTCATTGACCACGGGGTGACAATTACCTCGTCACCCGGTTGCAGCCCTATGGCACCGCAGGCAATGTGTAATGCAGATGTACACGAGTTGACCGCCAAGGCGTGTTTACATCCGATATACTCTTCAAATGTTTTTTCGAGCCTTTTGATCATAGGCCCTCCCCAAAATTCAGGTTGGAATGACCCGCGATAATGAGATAACACGCCAGAGGACAGCGTTTCTTCTATCTCGGCTTCAATAATATTAAGATCAAATTGGCATTGATTTTTAAAAGGACGTTCAACCAATTTCTTCCCGCCATTTATTGCCAGGTTCATCATGCGCGACCTCGTATATGATTTATTATTTTATGCACTTGCAGGGCATCAGTACCCGTACAGTGCGGGACATCTTCACAATTTAAAAACGCTACCGCATTATCCACTAATTCGGTCAATGTGTTGGCCAGGTTTGTGTCGATTGATACAAACGGGACTTGACATAGCCTGGAATACGACCCATACGTTCCGTCCTTTTCAAGATCATAAATTTCTATTTTTGCAAAGTTATTGAGTAACCTGATGCGACCGCCATTGATAATATCAAATTCAAACATTGAACAATAACGGCCATCAATTGCGGTCATGACAACATTCTTGCACCCTTCATAAATCAAATGATAAGAGTATGTCGGGTCGGTGTCATCAAGATCAATTATCGCTGGTCCTTCCAGTCGATATCCATCAATAAAAGAGCCAAAAATATAATTACAAAAATCAATAGCATGGCATCCATCGCGGTATAGCCCCCTATTATAAGCTATTCTGCATGAATATATAGTTGCACCCTCGACCTCCCATAAGGCCCGTATGGTGCTTCTAATCGATCGTAGGTGGTGATTATACCGGCGGATGTAATCGACCATTAGTATTATATTGTTTTCATCGCAATAATCAATAATATCCTGGCACTCTTCTTGAGACAGACCCAGGGGTTTTTCGGCAATTATAATCTCCGGGCAATACCCTAATTCCTTTTTAATTCCGGTAATAACTTTAAAATGGTCCTCGGTATTTACGCACACCGCGATAATATTTATTTTTTCGCGAATATCCGATAAACTGAAGTGCATGTGGCAATCCCATTTAGTACACGCATCGACCATTTTATTATGATCAAGATCAATGAGCCCGACTAAATTTATTCGATCATTGCGATAGAAAGCATTTGCGAACGTGAGCACATTTTTTGATGCTTGACTATCAAGTTCAATAGGTTTAAGCGCACCGATTGATCCGCAACCAATCACCACCGCGTTGTATTTTTTCATCCCTTCCCCGGCTCCTTACGTACCACATGGGCATTGTGTTTTAATATGTCGCCCGTTTTAATGTATTCAATAATTGTTTCGGCGTTCATAGTTTCGGGATGGTCGGCAAAGTGTTCTACTATTTTTTTAATAACAATCAGGTCGGCGGGTTCATCGAGCGTCAGGCCCCATTGTGGGAATCGGTATTTATGCCCGGCGGTGATATTATACGTGGTAAGTATTTTATTTATATTAAATTCTATCTGGTCGCGATAGTGCAGGATATTCCATCCGACATGCGAATAGTGATTATTATCATCAATAGCATGTTTCGCATCTTTTAATAAATCCTTATGGTATACCTGCACATCGAATCCGTCAGGCCAGGTACGTGGTGAGATATTGCTTGCATAGTCGTACCCATTATCTTTTACCTGATAAATAAGACCCTTGACGTGTGATAAATCAACCAAGGGACAGTCTGCGGTAATGTCCACGATGATATCAATTTTATTTTCCTTGGCGGCATCGAGCACGCGACATATGACGTTATTTTCATCACCCCTGAAAACGGTATAACCTTTTTCAATAAGCATTGAATAAAGTTTGTGCTCAGTTTGATTTTTGGGGATTGCTATTATGATTGTATCAATTTCTTTTAAAGTGGAAAGGCGTTCGAGTAAAAATTCTAAGACGGTTCGTTCGTCTATTTTTTCAAGTACCTTGCCCGGATACCTGGTTGACCCGATGCGCGCCTGGATAATCGCACCCACTTTAATCTTCATAGTCAATCCCCCGCAATACCTTTTCTAATTTTTCCTGATTTATACGATATCGACCGGCGACCTTTTTCCCCAAACCATATTTTTTTATCCACATGATGAGCCCGGTATTGGTTATGGGCTCATGGGTGCGGGCAATCAATTCACGTGCTTCATTTGTGGTAATGTACTTAGGCGACATAATCAATATATAGAACAAATAGAACAAAGTAAGTCAAGCACAAAAAAATACTTGCATAATTATTTTTAATATGCTTTAATATCAAAAATAAAAAAGGTGAGGGAAATATGGAAATAATTAAAGACGAGGTTATCAGAAATAAATGGCATCGGGGATTCGAGCGCAAAAAAGACATTGAAGAAATCGTCATACACTCCACAGGCGGCGGCGGTTCATATCAATATGTATTGCAAGGTGGTAGGAAAGAATTATACATCAAGGGAATTGCGTTATTCCACTACCTGATCGAACAGGACGGGAAAACAATTGAAATAATAGACCCTGAGCGATGGGTGTATCATTCTTCCAGCGGCAAGCATGATGAAACCACAATCGGGATTGAAAATCTTAATCCCGACCCTCAAAACAAGGCACCTTTGACCGAGGCTGAGTACAAATCCCTTTTTAACTTAATCGATTATTTGACCGATATTTACCCTACAATAAAACGTATCGTGGGTCATGACTATAACTATCTTACGTATTCAAAAGCTGTCAAAGGGTGCCCGGGAAACTTTGCGTGGTCCCGCCTTGAAGAGCACCTGACAAAAAAGAAAATTAAATTTAAAAAAATAGCCGATATGGCATACGAGGTGACCCTGTGAAAAAGTCAATGCAAGATTTTATTGAATTTTTACTCAAGCACTTTCAAAAACACTGGTTGAAGTGGCTCGCCGGAATACTTTGTTTCGGGTTTGTCGTGGCCTCATGTGAAATTCCTACTCCCTGGGGAGTTATTAAAAAGGGTTCGGTCAAATTGCCCTTTATAAAATCGTCTGCACCAAGTGAGGTACAAAAATGAAGTGGTGGAAATGGGTATTGATTAGCCTATCATGTGCAGCAGTGGGATTCGGGGCGGGCGGCATCACCGCATGGTCCTGTAAGAAACCAGTCATTGAAAAAGTGACTGAATATAAAACAGAATGGAAGGTCAAGATTGAAAAGGAAAATTGCCTCGGCTTATGGCAATGCTATAATAGCCCGCTCATGATCGATGTGCTGCCCCGCATAGGGAATAAACTGACTATTAAAGCATATGACACCTGTAAGAAAAAACAAGTTGATTATAACATTGTAAACAAACCGAAACAAAACATAATCCTGATCGGTGCCATGTTTGAAACCAATTTTAAAAGTGGTGGTGTCGGCGGATACCTTGATTATTATAGACTATTCGGGCCAGTAGGGTTCGGCGGGGGTGTGTATAGTGTGTACAACTTTGTGGACAAGACCCCGTCAATAGGTTTACGCGCGGGCGTTGCAATAAATTTTTAAGGAGCAAATTATGACTAAAAAGGAATTGATCGACAAAATTAAACTTTTATGGACTAATTATAAACGTCCCATCCTCGGGTTTATTATCGGTGCAGCCCTTGGAGTGCTCGGGACTATCGGTATTGCGGTATTTTTTAAGGTTGTTTTCTAGGATACACCCATAAAATTTAAAGCCCTGAGCGTTCAGGGCCTTTTTTTGCTTGCATATTCAAGGTATACCTTTTAATTTGTATATCCCAACCTTTTTAATTTTCTTCAACTTTTTTCGGTCGGCCCCTCCCTGGGGCCATTATTTTTACCGACAAATACACAGATATTACATGATAAATTAAAAATCCATTTATTATGGGATAGCAACACGCTTTCCAATGGTCCATCCGTCTTAAAATTAAAAACTGAAACGTAGATTTTAATTGATAAGGTAAATCCTCTTTTTCAAGAATATATACATCCCATTCGTTCGCTATTATTTTATGGCGTGTGTACTCATAAATCAGTACACACGCCACCACCGTTAATATGTACGCATATGCAAGGCCCATCCATATCATAGTTTCGTCCAGGTTTTCATCGATACAAAGCCATTGTTAAAATATACAATGCCGCCCAATACCCCCTCGGTCGTATACGATACATAAGTAAACATTTCCAGCGTCCCTATCCCTTGCGATTGTGTTTCAGAGGTATTGTCAGGCGAGCCTAATATGTTTATAACCTGCGCCTTGGTCATGCCATTATTGATTTGATTATACCCTGCCCGCGTAAAGGAAGCGGACACTCCGGTTGATGATACACTTGCCGGGCTTGACTTGTCTGTTTTCATCCCGAAATAGATCATAACAATAGTTAACCCAATACCACCACCAATGATCATAAATTTAAAAACCTTGTCGAAATTCATATTGAGACCTCCATGAAAAATTTATATAAGGCCGGGATTAAATTGCTAACCAGTCCATTATATGTGAGACAATCATAGTTACCTTTATCAAGCCATCTATCAATAGTATAAAATTGCAGGTCTTTTCGATGATCATGGAATAGCCCGACGAATGCGGCGCCACCTGCGTTATGGTATGCCAGTAGATTATCCCTTTGATGCGGTGATACCACACCGCCCGATTTTTTAAATTCAATCACAAACCCCCATCCTTTATACATACCAATGACATCGAAGGGCTTTTTAGTAGTTTGTGAGGGCATGTCGGATATTTTATGCCAGTAGATATCAGAATTACTAAGCTCTTTAATTTCAGCGGTCAATCGTGCCAGGCGTGTGCGTTCAGTACTCATTTGTTTTCCTCGTTTAATATCCTCGCAATAGCCGTCTTGAATAATTTGCTATTAAATTCCATGAGATGCGATTGGCAACCATGACCATCAATGCCAAGTTCATTTTTTAGATGATCTTTATATCGTCGATATAAGTCTGCATCGATGTCTATAGTTATTCTGTACGGTCTTTCCATTTTTATTTCCACCTGTTATTTTTAACCGGCCCATACATTTTATCAGGTGGCGCAGGAGTTATTTTTGGTCTATCTAAATACTCATTGAGATTATTTTTTAATTTAATCCGATCTATCTCGTATTGTAGTTGGGAGATTTTTTGAAATAAAAATGAAAATGTTTTTGAGTGCGCGTCATCCAGAATATTGTCACTTTCTGTTTTCAAAAAAGCATACATTTCGGTGTATAAATTATTTTCATATTCCAGTGGTGTCATTTTAATTTCCCCTTGAAGTTTTTTTTAATCTCATGATTGTCGTCATAGTGGAATAACCATTCCCGCATATCGTCCATGTATTTAAAGTTAAGTAACTCCTTACCACGTCCTATTGATATAGATGGATTGTCTTGCGATAAGTCCCAAAAAACAAGCCACTCTAAGTTTTCACGGTCTGTTTTCATCATTCACCGCCTTGTTTTAATTTGCCGGATGAAGGAATTGCACCTTCTTTTCCTAATGTGCGCCTGCCAAGTGTGTTATCTCCCTATACCAATCCGGCTTTTTAATCATTCGTATTTATCACAAATACCTAAAAAATTTACATTACTTTTTAATTCAACGCAAACGACAACATGCGGTAAATCAGAAAATACGTGACGGCAATTACCGCAACAATGCAGCTCAATTTCTGTATAATTAACTTCTTTTAGTTTTTCAATTTCAAACGACATATTTCCCTCCCCGCTCCTGAGGTTTGCGCCCACGAGGTCTGCGCCCTCGAGGTATGCGCCCTCGAGGTATGCGCCCTCGAGGTTTGCGCCCTCGAGGTTTGCGCCCTCGAGGTTTGCGCCCCCGAGGTCTGCGTCCCTGAGGTCTGCGTCCCTGAGGTTTGCGCCCACGAGGTCTGCGCCCACGAGGTCTGCGTCCCTGAGGTTTGCGCCCCTGAGGTCTGCGTCCCTGAGGTTTGCGCCCACGAGGTTTGCGCACTTACCCCCATCTATGTCTTTCAGCCACTTGTCATGCAAGTCCAGTATTGATTTTAGTTCTATGTCTGTCATTTTTCTACCTCGACGCCGCACGGAGAACCATTGACAAATTCATATTTTTCTAACAACTGATTAAAATTTGGAGAATAACAATTATCGTCAAAGTCTCTTATCAACGCTATCCCATCACCATTTTTGGTTTGTGCAATAGCTAGAATATTGTATTCCTTTTTTGATTTTTTATTCCGAATCCATTTATAATATAAATTTTCTCTTTCCTCAAAAGTAAATGACCGCCATGATTTTTTGGGAATGATATGCACCTCTCTTTCTTCAAAAAAAACTTTACCAAAAAATCCGTCCTCACCTTCAACCGGAATACACGCAAAATATTTTCCGCTTTTTTCTATAAATTTTCTTTGGTATCTTCCGACCTTAATATCAACACTTACAATATCACCCATTTTTAACTCTGTCATTTTACTCATCACCGCACCTCAATTTGTTATAAATATCGACCATCTTTTCCAGCGACATATTCCGGTGCCCGTGCATCCACGAACTAATGTATGGTTGCTTTAATCCAGTAATCTCAACCACCCGGGACACACCGAGAGATTTTATTTTTAATTGCAGCTCGTCCTTAAGGTCGTTTTTTATTTTGTCAAAATTATTGGTTATTGAGTTTTTCATTTTTTACCTGTAAGTTTTTAAATCCTGTTTTATAATGATTCAATAAGTTTTCCAAAGCTGCTATTGCTCATGTTGCGGTTATCAATCCAAAATTTTGCATCAATAATCTTGTTTGACTTTTTGATAACTGACATGATTCTATTTTTATTATTTTTTTATGTTATAAATTCGATGAATAATACTATAACAATTGTTATCGGAATTGCTATTGCCAATGAAATTAAAATGTCTATCATGCTACCTCCTTTTTTAATTCCGCTTGTAATAATTCCAGCCATCGTGCGTTTCCCTCGTTTGAAAAATGGATTATTTGTTATTTTCTAATATCATTTATTTTTTTATATCCTTGCGCCATTCCTTGGAAATCACACTTCATTGCACACAAACAAATTTGATCTTCAATCATTCTAATTTCTACTATTTCGAGTGCTGTTAATGTTTTCATCTTATTTCCTCCGTTTCTCAATCTCATCTTATATATATAAGATAACTAATAAGTAATATATTGTCAAGTACTTTTATAACTTTTTTATTATTTTTTTATGCTTTAATCATCCCCACTGATCTGCCATTGCTCTTGCAACCCCTTCATATGTTTTTGATCTTAACTTCCCTCGATCTTTTGACGGTGGCATTTTACCGTGTAATAGAATTACTTGAATTTAACAAAGACTCAAAACAATACTTTGTAGTGGAAAAATAAAATATAGACGCCTATAAAAATACAGCGGGGGACACTGAAAAGCGTTTAGATAATTCTTTTACTTGGCGTGTATTCAATTCACGTTTTCCGTTCAATATTTCAGAAACAACCCCCTGCGTGCCAATTTCGGGAAGGTCCGATTGTTTTAAACCGTGTTCTTCCATGAGATATTTTAAAACATCAACACCGGACGCTTCCGACATGGGGTAGTGTTCATCCTCATAATTTTTAATTAAAATACCGATAGTCTCCATTTCACGAACAAAAGGATGGTTTTCATTACCCCCCACTATATCAATAAGCCTATCCAGTTCTTTTAGAAGTACCTTATATTCTTTTTCGTTATGAGGGGCCACAGGGATAGAAGGTGTATTTAGTAAATTCATTACTCCGGGGTCCCCCATAAAATATTTCATTATTGTAGCGTCCTTTTTCATAGAATTAACCCTTTTTCCATTTTTCCTTATCATATTCAGCATGTGTTAGAACATGTTTGATAAGACACATTTTTATATTATAATCCAGTAATCTCAACCACCTTTTTCAATTCCGCTTGTAATAATTCCAACCATCTCGCGTTTCCCTCGCTCGAAAAATGTACCGGACGAATCTTTGGCCAGTATTTTTCCATGAGTATTCTCATTGCTTTTCGATTGCCATATTCAGCCGCAAATATTATTTCCTGCGGGGGTAGTGGCCCGGCCTCAGGTAAGTTAAGATATGCAAGCCGGCACCAACCGGTAAGGGGGTTGTAAAACTCATCAAAAAAGTTTATGTACTGCCAACCGCATATATCACAAATTTGCTTGCATAGTTTGTTATATTTTTTTACATCCACGTTATCGGCGTTCCCGTGCTGAATGACTGGAAGCACGCCGTGTACCAGTATTTTTGCGTTGCAATAATCTTGTACGGCAAAATTTAGACGGCATAAGCAACCAAGTATGTGTTGGTTAGTAGCATTTCCTCCCAGATCATTTCCCGCAAGGTTTGAAAACAACCACCCGCCGCCTTGATTTATTATTGATTGTACAACCTCATGACCAGACCATCCAATCACCGTAGTACCACCAACGCCACCGTTTACAATAGGGATATCAAGTTTTAATTGTGAAACCGGGAATCCGGCGAGCCTGGAATCTCCTATCATTACCAATTGATTTTTTAATATACCTGGCGCGTATAGATTAGAAAATTCCATGGAATACTTCTTGAACTCTTGCGGGCAAAAAAACAATTTACTGATTTCATTTAATTCTTTTTCGTGTTTCACGTTTAATACCATCCTAATATTTTTTCTAAAAAACTTTTTTTAGTTTTAATTGGTTCAGCTTTCTTGACTTTTTTTAAAAAATGTTTACAGTTATTTTTCTTATTCCATTCCCATGGATCATTTATGTATATAGCCTGTACGGGTGTGTCGATTGGTATACATACTCCTTTTTTATGGCATTGGTCGTGAATCGTTAAAAATTCACATTCCATGCAATACACTTTTTCTTTTTTATTTTTTCTCATTTCTTATCCCTCACAATGATATAAAATTATACACATGGCCGCCACCGACAATATAACTACAATTCCATATATTATCATGATATCACCGTACTAATCATTAAATCTAAAATTTGCCTATATATTTCCATTATCGTGTGGCATTCGTCCTGAACTACAAAGCTAGAGTTCGCATAATAAAATGTTAATGTATCCTTTTTTAATTCTATAAAGTTTACATTATTAAGATTTATACATGTTACTGTATCTTTTTTCATGTCTTTAAATTCATACATTTTCATCTCGGCACATCCTCCATACCATTAAATAAATTTACCTTAAACTTTTCAATATCCCGTTCTATTGCATTAAGCCTTTTACCCATAAAAATAAAAGTCTCTGACAATACAATCATCGATACAAAATTCACGATTGAGAAAATTATTATGATGGTCAATATCGCGCCGTGTTTACGTTCATCGCTCATTTAAAATACCTCTTTGACATAAAACTTTCTGTTTTCAACGGAAACCCCTTAAACCATTCCGGCGGGACGTTCATTATAGTATCAAATACTTTTAATTTCGCCTTTGCCTGCGTGGTCAATGCCTGGGCGACCACCTCATCATGCACACTCATGATCGGGAATATCTCCACTTTATCAAGCTCAAGCATCGCGTGGCATAGTAAGTCCCGTGCAATGGCCTGGACGATGTTTTCAGTAATAAGTCCGCCCCATAATTTTACGGTCATATTCTGCGCAAAATTTAAAAATGATATCCCCTCGGGACCCCTGGTCACACGATGATAGTACAGGTCCCGGCCAGAGGGCAGTTTAATAGATACATAGCCCTTGTCGGCATGTAATAGCATACCATTTACTTTTACTTTCTTGCCCTTATTAACCAGTACATAATTAAAAGCCGACTCAATCGATGCCCAGAATTGCACAATATTTTTAAAGCTTGATCGATAAGTATAGATTGCTTTTTCGGCGGTGTGAATATTGATCGCCAATCCCTGCGCCTGGCATACCTCAAAAAATCTATTATGACCCATCCCATATCCTGCTCCTAAAATTACACTTTTCCCAAGGTGCCTTTCTTTTTTTGTCACGTCATCCAGGGGCTTTTGATAAATTACGGCTGCCATTTTTTTATACAGGTCATCCCCTTTTCGATACGCCTCAATCAATATCTTTTCCCCCGCAATCCAGGCAAGTACCCGCGCTTCAATTGCGGAAAAGTCGCCCATTAAAAATACGTGCCCTTTATCGGGGATAATCATTCCGGGTAATACTTTTTTAGCTGCGGTCATAGTTTCAATTACTGGAACTTTATCCGCCAATAAATCCTTTAATAATGCCGCCTGTTCTTTTTCTGTTTGTCCACCCTTAGGTAGATTATGGGGCTGGAAGCCTACCCCGGACCATCGACCCGTATTCGCCCGATAATATTGCAAAAAATACCGCAACCTGCCATCAGGGGACACCCGATCAATCAATGCGGAATACTTCTTGATTGATGAGCGGGATAAAAACAAACGCAACTCAAGCATGGCACGGGCATCCGCGTCAAGATTCGGATTTAATAATATATCCTTGATTGTTTTTTCCTGCGCATTGGCGATTGATATATTAAAATTGTCCTTTAAATACTTTTGTAATTGTTTCGGTGACCGGACATTTACCCCCTTTTCTTCCATCCGTTTTTCGGCATCCAGGGTCGCGGCATTGACTAGCATGTCTATCTTTTTGAGAGCCTTGACATCAATATGTATACCATGAATGTTTTGTCTACGGTCAAGATTCATAATCGGCTTTTCAATTGCAATATTGTCGTACTTCGCTAATCTATTATATACCTTTTCAGTCAATTCCACGTCTTGTTTACAATACATAATCATGGTATCAAGTTCAGCCGCCGGTATGGGATTAAATTCACCCTTACGATTAGGCTTGCTATACGTTTGTATCAGGTGCTTACCCACCGCGAGCTTGCTCTCCCCGAGTTTTAAGACGCCGCACAGAGGTTCTAAGCCCCCGGGTAGCGCCATGCAGCGTGCCATGTTAGCGGTACATTCCCATCGTAATGGGTCCGCGAGGGCCAGGGGAAAGCCGTATTTTTTACGTAGTACATTAGCAAATAGCGCATACTCAAAAAGGGCATTGTGCGCAACGAATGTATATTGGTGATTGACATGAAAAGCATCCGGTACACTATCTCCGGGCACCCACACGTTGACTTTATTGCCCTCGACCTTATACGCCACACAAAAAACATCGGTTGATGAATGCTCGGCATACCGCCATGCGCCCACTTCAACCAAGTCCGCTTTTGATCGTGTTTCAATATCAATAAATATTTTCATATTATTTCATCAAACTCCGTTTTACGTCTCTCATCACACGCGCCCGCGCGAGTTGCAGGACCATAAAAAGTAATATGGTACAATGCAATCATCTCTCATCACACGCGCCCGCGCGAGTTGCAGGCAAGCAATTATTCAAAAAGCAATTACACGTCAAACTCTCATCACATGCGCCCGCGCGAGTTGCAGGGTTATGTTTCGTCTGTCAAATATGGTTCCCTTCTCTCATCACATGCGCCCGCGCGAGTTGCAGGAAGTCCTCTGTTTTGCTTTTCTTGACGTGGTGTATTCTCTCATCACATGCGCCCGCGCGAGTTGCAGGGATAAAACCCCCATCCCTGCAAGCCTGATTAACAGCCTCTCATCACATGCGCCCGCGCGAGTTGCAGGTGCCTGCATGTAAACGCTGATTGATTGAGCTCATGCGCCCGCACTTCCGCTAACCTTACATTTCTCGTCTATTGGCGTGGTGTCTGGTGAGTGGCTTAGCGGTAACCCGTTGCCCTCACCCTCCAGCCGTGAGAACGGCTGAGCATCAAATGATGCTATATTCAAAGCGGCATTGTAATCCGCATTGATTTCTAATCCGCAGGATTGACATACGAAATGCTGTTGATCAACCCTGTTTTCTTTCGCCCGATGACCGCATCCAGAACATGTCTGTGATGTATATCGGGGATTTATATATTCAATGTCGATACCCTGATTTTTTGCCTTATACTCAATCATTTTTTGTAATTGATAATATGTCCAGTTCCTGCGTAAAAATTTATTCTGAATATCATCATGTATACCCGTCAATTTTTCCATACGTATCATCCCGACATTATTAGCCACACAAAATTTTATGGTTTCCCTTGATAATAAATGGTTATAGTTTGTACGCACTTCATGCTCTTTGTTTTCAAACCTGTCCAGGGCTTTTAATTTTTTTGTCCGTCCGTGCCCGCTGGAAGTTAATTTTATATTTTTTTGTAATGATCTCTTTTTTTGAATGCTGACTTTACGGGTCATTTTTAATATGTCGTCCATGCCCCCCAGGAATAAACGTTTCGGGGTGTCTTTTATGGCGAGCGATAATAAATTAAATGAATTAGCGTTTGAGTCAATCCCGCATACAATATTTTTATTCGGGGACTTTGTTATTATTTCATGTGAATGAACAATGTATAAATACCAGAAGCCTTTTCTTTTTATTAATTTTGAATCATGCTGGTCATATGCCCCCGATAGTATGCCGTCAAGAATTACAGATAATGACTTATCTTTATTTATGCCGATCATTTCAAACTTTGTTTTATTCATGGCCGATGGTTCTAAAAAATATCTACCATCAGTTTTATATATTTTTCGCCCCTGCTTTCGGCATGGAATTGAATCATCTTTCATTCGTGGTATAGAGCGCATATTTTTTAATATATCTTTTTTAAATTTTAAAAATTCATTAACCGCATCAATCCGCGCGTGAGAAGCAAGAGTTTTTGTAGCAAATTCAGGATCAGTTTTAAAACTATCAATATACGAGGCATACGATAACGACCGGCCGTCTTCTTTTTTCACTGTTTTATTATCAATATTGTTCTGCATATATGCCACACACCGACGAATAGCAATATTGCGTTCTCGATTTAATTCGTTGCTCACGCACGCCATCCAGTACATGATTTTTTTCCAATCATCACCGCAAATGATAAGTTTTATTTTAGCTACTGCCCGTGTTTTCATATTATTTCATCAAACTCCGTTTTACGCGGTACTAGCTTAATCAATTCAGGGGTGTTGTAATACCCTTCCAGATTTTTCTTCCCCGCAATCTTTTCAAGTTGCGCGGGGCTTTTCAGCTTTTTATCAAATAAATCATCCTTCAAGTACCCAAAGTCTTCAATCACTTTTTTATCATCATTCCATCGCCGATGCCCGTATCCGGTCCCGCGCATGAACAGTGACAACGTGGTCCCCGCTTCCAGGGCTTTCATCAAAGTCAATTCAATAGCATTCAAATAATTCTCTATATTCTTTTTATTCATGTAAATCTTTTCAAGTACTTCAATCGATGCCGAGTGTTCCCCCGCCTGCGCCAGGGTATCAACCATTGAGATATACTCACCCATTTTCGGGCATACCAGCATGCAGGGGCAGAATGTGCACCAATTGCCGGTCGTGCATGAGGTGTTTACAGTAATTTCATCCAGGGTCCTTTCAATTTGTTTTAAAAAATATTCAACTGTATAATCTTTATACTCGCTTTTCGCATGCCGCTCAGTCTCATTATAATAGAAGGGTTGTACGATATGCAGGACCACACTCATATCGCCGGATAATTGCTTTCTCATATTCCACAGCACCACGCACGCAGTAAAATATAATTGGTCAAATGCAGAACTTGAATAATCCCAATTGCCCGTCTTGAGATCATACACATCCAGGCGTCCCGAACTTAAAATCATCGCGTCCATTTTTGCCACACACTCGAACCCTTGAATCGTTTCCCGATACTTTTCTTCAACAATCAACTCGCCTTTTAATTTCTTTTTGTCCTTTAATATAATGCCTGAATAATACTTTGCAACTTCGGTCACCGCCTTATACTCGTTATCGTCCTTAGCATACCCCGCATCCTTCATGGCCTGAGCCATTGCCATACCCCCGAGTACATTCTCGCCCACCTTATGAATTTTCTTACCACGTTCGGCGACGGCCAATACCGGACGATACTCAAGGATTTTATCCATGGCCTGGTATAGATGCAACGACCCTGGGCAATGAATAATTCGGTTAACTTCGCTTGCTTGTATTTTCATTTGATATCACCCGTTAAGTAAAATTCAATCATCGGCCCTTGCATCCTGAATATCTGACCATTTTTAAAGGTAACCGTTATGCGTTTATTTTCTACATCAAAATCAGTACTTTCAAATTCCTTTTGAGTCTTCGCTGAAAAAAGTTGTTCCAATCGCTTCAAACACTTTTTACGGCTTTTAAAAATACTCCTTTTATCACAATCCATCATTAATTCTTTCAATGCGAATTTATCCGAATAAGAATACTTATTCGTTTCGTTCATCGTTACATCTTGTAATTTATCGCCGTTCATAAGGACCTCCAATTAGTATAAAGTGAACATACATAACAAACGAAACCTTGTCAACACATTTTTAAATTTTTTTAAAAATTTTTAAAAAAAGAATTGACGACAATAGTATAATATAGTAGTTTCTGTTTAGCTAAATGAAGCTACATATTTTAAATTTAAAAGAGGTGCCAAAAATGGCAAAAACGTTAATTACAAAACCTTTCCGGTGCGCATTCCCTTCACTTACGGAGCCCAAAAACTTTCAGGGGCAGGGGGCTTTAAAGTACTCAATCATCGGCCTTATTCCGAAAAGTGATAAGGGCTTTAAAAAACAGATTGAAGACTTCATCGTTGAGGCCGTGGAAAAAACAAACTGGACCGCCGCACAGAAAAAAGCGGTCATTGCGACCGCGACAAAAAATGACGGGGACTTCCTCATTATTAAAAATGGTGAGCTTAAAGACCTGGATAAGTATCCCTTTTTTAATGGTCATAATTTCATCAATCTCAAGCGGGGTGAAAAGGGCGGGCCCGTCCCTTGCTACTATCCAGATAAAACCCCGGTCCCCGCAAGTCTGGTCAGTAGTGAGATTTATTCTGGTTGCTGGGTGCGCGCCAATATTTCTGCGTGGTGCTATGAGAAACCAAAGATGGGTGTCACTTTACAACTAATCGAAATTCAAAAAGTAAAAGACGACGAATCATTCAGGCAAACCAGTTTTGATGCAATTGAAGCGGAGGAAACTAAAAGCGACGACGAAGTATAAAAGGTATTCTTAATCTGTAAGTAGCACGGGGACCGCAACCCGTGCATTTTTTAAGGAGTAATATGAACGACGATAAAACGATAATTATGTGGATGCACGCCTACCTTACGGTTGATGACATAAACGCATTGCACAAATTATATAAAGATACCGGGATGAAAAAAGGGGAGGTCCACCGCCGCATTATTCACCTGGGCTTAAAACAATATTTAAAAGAATTAAAAAAATGATCCTTGACCCTGATCAAATAGACGGCGTACGCTGGATACGATCAGCCCTTGAAAAACATAAGGGGATAATACTTGCCGACATTATGGGCAAAGGAAAAAGTGCCCAGGCCATCGAGGTTGTCCGATTTAGCCATAAACCCGTTTTAATCATATCCCCTGCATATCTGATATACAATTGGTTCGACGAGCTCCAATTATGGGGTTATGACCGGACCATCTGTACCATCGATTCGACCAAGCAAATACTACCAGACGCCGATATATATCTTGTATCCTATGATATGGCCGTATCAGATGCAATCTTTTCGCAATTATTTAAAAAATCATGGGGATACATCATATGCGACGAGGGTCATTACCTCAAGGGATGGAATACCAAGCGGTCACGGCGCATCCTGGGCACGTATAAAAACAAATTTTCACACCTATATGCACGCACTGAAAAAATAATACTCCTTACCGGGACCCCACTCCTTAATCGTATCGAAGAGCTTTATAATGTGATCATCCGTATCGCACCCGAGG